GTTGCCGGGCTTTTTTTTATATTTTTTACTGTTCCACAGTAGCTCAGTGGTAGAGCTATCGGCTGTTAACCGATCGGTCGCAGGTTCGAATCCTGCCTGTGGAGCCATTTTTTTATGCTTCCATAGCTCAGCCGGTAGAGCACCACCATGGTAAGGTGGGGGTCAGCGGTTCAAGTCCGCTTGGAGCTTATAAGAGAAACGCTAATGTAGCGCACCTTCCGACGAATGGATGGTGTATTTTTTATGTCTAAAAAAAGTGGCAAGGTGGCGAATGAGTGGCGAATTAATTTTTTTACCCTTTTTTTCGCTCAAACAAGCCACCAAAAGTGTCCTCTGTAGCTGCTTTATCGGCAGCTTCCAAAGCATGTCCATATCTGTTTAATGTCACTTTTACATCCGAGTGTCCTAGACGTGCTGATATTGTTTTTGTATGCACGTTCTTGGCAATCATCATAGTTGCTGAAGTGTGACGTATTCCGTGGAATGGAATATGTCTGATATTATGCTTTTGTGTGAATCGACGCCACCATGTTGTTACAGAGTGAGGCGCTAATGGTCTGCCTGTCTCATCGGAGAATAAAAAGAAAGATCCGGGTTTCCATGCTTCCTCTGTTGCTATTCTTTCCTTCTTCTTGTATTTACCGAGCTTTTTTAGATCGGCAATTAACTGTTCAGGCATATGAAGATCCCTGCGGTGTTTCGTGTGTTTAAGATCCTTTATCTGTAATCCGCGTTTCTTGGTGTTTGTTATTGCTTGTCGTACATGAATAACGCCTTTGTCAGCATCAACGTGTTTATCTTCTAAACCGATTACTTCGCCGCGTCTGAACGCTCCTGTGAAAGTACATTGTACAAGTAACTGCCACTTTATCGACTCGTGTTGCAGCTTCTCAAATATTTTCGCAATGTCTTCCTCTTCGTATACCTCAACCTCTTTATTTACAACTTTAGGTTTTTTAACACCATCCATAGGATTATCTTTTAAAAGCTTCCACTCAACGGCCGTTGTAAAAATGCTTCGGAGTACTCGATGATGAAAAGCGATTGTTTCTCCTGATAACTTACCACCATCTGCTTTCATGCCAGGTTCGCCCAAGTTCTTAAAGAATTGAACTAAGTGCAACGTTTTGATTTGGTTTAATCTAAAATGTTGAAACGCTGGTATGATGCGTAACCTCAAATGATCCTCGTAAACCTCTAATGTCTTATCCGAAAAATGGCTTTCCGCATAGTTAGGAAGCCATTGGTCTTTAACAAAACTAACGAATGTTACCTTATCCGGTTCAAAGTAATCCTCGGACAAAACCTCTGATACAAACTTTGTCAGCATTTTATCTAATTCTCTTTGTCCAGAAGGTGTAACGGTCTTTGTCTTTCTGTTTCGTTTCTTACTACCGTCCGGTTTAACTGTCGTTGGTAGTTCGACGATTAACTTGTACTTGCCATTGCCTAGATCTACAATGGACCCGGCCATATATATTCCTCCTTACGGATTGGTGAAGACCTTTATTACTTTCCCTAGGATCCGCGCATCATTGTTGTCAACTAAAGTAGGATCAAAATCATCATTTTTAGGGAAAAGCCACATTTGATCATTACCCGATTTTCTAATATGCCTCACATCCGCATCATTATCCGCGATGTTTACCACTGCAATATCACCAGTATCCACATCGTTTTGACTACGAACCAGCACCATATCTCCACTTTTGATGTGGGCTTCTTTCATAGAATCATCTAAAACTTTAATTAAAAAGTCTCCTTTTTCAGCGCCGAAAAACCCTTTAGGGATTTCCATGTAATCCGTGATATTTTCTTTTGCAAATACTTCAGAATCTGAAGGTATTTTACTTAAGATAGGAATAGTAACATGTGTGTGTTCTTTCTCTGAAATATGTTGTTCCATATCCATATAATGGTTTTGAGGCTCCGAAACGACACTTTCGTCAAGGTGCCCTGCTTTCTTTAGCATTTCTGTATAGGGAATATCCAAAATTGCAGATAACTTCTTAAGAATATCAGTGCCCGGAGTCCCTCTTTTTCCGTTTTCTAAAAGTGACAAATACGAGTTGGAGACTCCAGATTTTAATTCCAATTGTCTTATTGTAAATCCTTTGTTTTTCCTTACTTCTTTAAGGTATTCACCAAATTCTTTCTGATCCATTAATCGCACACTCCTCGATATAATTATAATGCCTAAGATCACATTTGTTAACATGTGCTTAAAAAAGTCAGCAAAAAGTGCTTGCAAGTGTCATCTTTTGATGTTATATTGATTACAAGAGTAAGATGACTTTTGTAAGCGGAGGTGATATTTATGAAAGTGTTTTTGAAAGATGCTAATACATTCAAACAAACATTGATAAAATCAGGAATGAATCAATCAGACTAGCGAGACAATTAAAAGTTTCGCGTGGTTATGTAAGTCAGATTCTCAATGGAACAAGAAGCCCAAGCCCAAAAACAGCAAAGCAGATTGCTGAATTCTTCAATATTGAGTTTGATGATATTTTTTTTATCAAACATGCTTGCTGAAGTCAGCGCTTTTCATTTTATTATATTTTACCTCAATTTTGTAAGAAAGGGTGAAGAACATGAAAAAAGCAACAATGAATATTGATGAAGCGGCTGTTTACTTGGGTGTTTCGGCTTCCACTGTTCGCCGCTGGATGAGAGATAATGGCTTACCTGTACTGAAACTGCAACTTGGAGGACGGATGTTGTTCAAGAAAGACCGCCTTGATAAGTGGATGGATGAACAAATGGGCGAGGAAGAAATGCAAGAGTACCAAACGTACGGAAATCTAAAAGTATTAAGGCCATAAGGAGGCATAACATGACACACGACATAGCAGGACAGCCGCTACTAGCGCCGCGTGAAAATTTATCTTCTATCGTACACCGTTGCTTGGAAATGGTTCGAGAGGAAGAAGCAGAGGGGCGCAACGTAGCAGTCATAGACAGTACTTACTTTCGTGACTTTGTGGGGCATAAAGGCAGTGTGAAGAGATTCCTCAAAAAACACGGGTACAGCAGCACAGACATGAACGACATGCTTTTAGTTTTTATTACGAAGGAGGAAACAAGTCATGAGCGAAAAAACGTTGGTTAAAAAGCTAACAAAGGTTATGACAGAGGTTAAAAACATTGAAAAAAGGGGTCTCAATAAATTTCATAATTACAAGTATGCTACTGAATCAGATGTGGCAGATGCCGTTAGAGAAATACTAGCTAGAGAAGCGGTCATGATGATTCCGAACATGACGAGCCACAGTATCAGAGAGCACACAAACAACAAAGGAAAGATTGAGTATATAGCAACCGTTGTAATGGAGTTTACTTTTCATGATGGAGATTCAGGCGAAACGATTAGCTTTACAGGTATTGGTGAAGGGCAAGATGCGGGAGATAAAGCGGTTTATAAGGCTATGACTGGAGCACAAAAAGTACGCTTTGATGAAAGCTTTTATGATTCCAACTAACGATGATCCAGAGCAAGATGGAAGCGTTGACGAACGTAATAACAATAACGAGAATACGCAAAGTCGTAATAATGTAGCGCAATACAGCAATATGGCAAGCGAGAAACAAAAAACAATGATTAGAAAGCTTGCAGAAGAAAAGAAAGGAAATATGACGACTGGTGAGGCTTGGACGAAGCTGCAACAACAAATCAATGTTTATAAGAGTATAGATGACTTTACCAAATCAGAAGCGAGTAAGGCAATCGAGCACTTGCAAGGACAACAAAAATAGGGCGCCAACCCCAATGTCAGACGCCCTAAATAAATCACCTAGCCAGAGTATACCACAATACAAAATCAAATAAATGGAGGAATTTAATATGAATCAATTTCAAGCGCAATTACAAGAGGTTATGGAACCTGAAATGACAACAGATGGTTTTGAGATCCAAACACTAGATGATGCAGTGGAAGCCCAATCACGTGTAGCTCATTACAGAGGTAAGCAAGCGGAGATTGATTCTATTGTTTCTTCCCAAGTAGATGCTTTGCAACAGAAAATTAACCGCCTTAAAGAGTGGAGCGAAGAGGCTAAGAAAGAATTTGTTGAAAGTGAACAATTTTACACTCACCGACTTGAGTTTTTCCTACGGGATCAGATAGCAGCAGGAAGCAAGAAGAAGTCCATAAAGCTGCCATACGGCGCAATCAAGATGGTTAAACAGCAACCAGAATTTAAGCGTGATGAAGTGGCTTTGCTCGAATACGCCAAACAGCATGATCTAATCAAAATAAAAGAGTCGGCTGACTGGACTGCAATTAAGAAAAAAGGATCTATAGCTGGTACTGCACTAATAGACGAAAACGGCGAACAAATTCCCGGTGTAGAAGTATTTGAGCGAGAAGACAAGTTCAGCATTGAGGTGAACGTATGAAAAAGCCAACAAACGATAAGCACCAATACATTACACAAAAGGATGCCTTAGCAATAACATTCTCTTTCGGTGCGCTCTGTACTTTGATGACACTGGTGTTCATGTCATGACTGAATCACAGGAAGCCCTACAAGTATTCTTGTCCCACTTGCCAGAAGAAGCGCATCCAGCCATGTTAGCAGCGCTGGAGCTAATGAAGGAGGGAACAACTAATGAATCTTGAGGACCACCAAAACCACCCATTTTACCAAGAAGCACATGCGATCGTGAACGCGTCCGTCAGGAACAGATTAAAAAGGGATGGGAGAAATACCCTCGCCCTTTCTCGCCTGACGACTGGACGAATCAAGAGCTTGCTGATCACGCCATGCAAGAGAATGTTGACCAAGCTCACTATATAAGCGGAATGCGCCAAAGAATGTTTAATCAAGCGGCTTTAATTGAACGACTGTATACAGCAATTAACTTGATGGCAGAAGAAAGCAAAAAGAAGCATGTAGATACGAAGAAAATAGATAGCCTACAACGCTCTGCTATCCAGCTAAGTGACGGTCACATGCTACCGCCTCTCTAACGAACTAACGCAATGTTTTGGCTCGAATGAACGATCATTTGTCTATAGAGCAGGGGCGGAGATACCGCCTACTGCTAACTAACCTAACTGGAGGAACAATCATGATTAAATTTTTGCTTGCTCTCTGCATCCCAACACTTTCAACGGCTCCAACATACACACTCATAGAGATTGACGAGGATCACCGTGGTATTGCTACATACACCTTTGAATCAGCAGACACAGAAATAACGCTATATGAGGACGATATGCCAAAAGGCGGCATCATTGGACGAGAATATGTATTTGAGCTAGACGAGTCGGGAGAGGACTTACAGGACAGTATTTTGAGCGTCAATTTGATCTATTGATACAGGGCGATAGCACCGCTCGATTCTAATTCGTGCTTTTGGTTTTCTTCGCTTCAAGTCGTCCTGATACTAGGTAGCAAACTGATAGTCCAAAAAAAGGAATGTAAAAAAACGGGTTTGGTTCAAATAGCAGCTTTAAAATTCCAAGGATTAAAAAAATTGCAGAAGTCAGGTAGTAGAACTTTCTCATAATAATCACCTCGGTATCAGTTACGAGAAATATGGATTTTGGTTTCGTTTAAATTTTGAATACAGGGCGGCTCCTGCCACCCTTCGGATTATCTTTCGTCAGTAACTTTAACATCAGCAATTACTTTTTCAACTTCATTAAAGACACTTTCTATTTCGGATTCCAACGCTTCACGTCTAGGGTCATCTTCTTTTAATTGACCGAAAAAAAACGGATTTTTCATTATTCACACCTCCTATTTCAAAGGATAGAAGGTGACGTAAGGTAACTGTCAACTATAAAATTGCGGCTCCTGCCGCTTAGTATCCATAAACTGTAGGGGAGGTTAACTGATGATCTACTTGATAGAGTACGAACACCTAATAGATGATCTAGTGACAGATAGCGAGACACGTTGGATCTTTAATAAGGTAAAATCTACGGCAAATAAATTTAAGATCGAATTATCGGATGTTGATTTTCGCCGGTTTATAGAACTCGAAAAGAACGATCACGATACTAAATGGATTATGCATCAAATGAGCCTATCGAATGGCTCATTCATCGATGCTTTAATGAGCTATGTTTTGGCAATAAGACCACATCCATAAACTGTAGGGGAGTGAAAAGGGAGTGAATGTAATGTTTGAGGATAAATTACGACAGCGGTTAAAACAATTAGTGTGTAATCACGACTATTATGCAGTCGCCTCTTGTGACAACTTTCAAGAACCGACTAATTACAATACGGAAGAAGAAGCCATTTTTTATAGATGTGAAAATTGCTTGAATTTGAAAGTAGTTAGAGGTTAGTTGTGTCGCAGTATGACCACACAATGCGGCTCCTGCCGCCAAAGGAGGATTTAAAGATGGGTAAAATGAGCCAGCAACAAATAAACGTTGATTTGTTTGATGAAGTAAAAAGGCTTAAGGAAGAAAACGAAAAACTAAAAGCTTTCCGCGACTACTTTGATGAATTGTACGGTGATGGATTAGAAGTGGCGAATTGGCATTTAAACGGCGACTTAGAGCTTTAGATAATTTCATTGATTCGGCTAAAGAATAGGCTACCGCCAAAGGAGAGGTTAACAATGGCAGAAAAACAATTATGGGGTGTTTGTTTAGCGGATGAAGACGGCGCCTTGCATATACAAGAAACGAACTACAACGGCAAAAAAGTCGCTTTAGTGTTTGATGATTACGAAAGAGCGTTACACGAAGCATTACAGTGGTCGCATGAAAACCAAGCAGAGTATTCGGTGCAGCCTGTTTATCGAAGATCTGAGCAAGAGAAGGAGGATTTACTATGCGAGAGATAAAGTTTCGTGCGTGGGACAACAAGAACCGTGTAATCATTCCATGGGAAAAGTTGAAGTTTGATAAAGACATAAATGACGATGAAATTTGTTTCTATGAAGATGAAGACGGAGAAGGTTGGCACTTTGTAGGTGGAGCAGATTTGCAAATCATGCAATACACCGGACTCAAAGACAAGAACGGTACGGAGATCTATGAGGGGGATATCCTTTCATGGGACGAGAAAGAATGGGGCGGTAAATTTAATGAACTGGTTGAATGGGATTATGAGCAGTTTGATACACGATGGGGCGCATGGAAAGAATTTTGCATTGTGATTGGAAATAAATTTGAACGCCCGGAGTTATTAAACAATTAGGCTAATCATAGCTCCTGCCGAGCGAATTACATCATGTTCGGCAAGAGCACGTTCATAAATAAGAGATATCCTATGATGCCAATTGACAAACCTACTGCAAAAGTAATGATTGCTTTCAGTTTTGTTGACATTTTCCAATCACCTCTTGCACAAGGGTAACATAAAAAAGGCTACTGCCACTAGGAGGATAAGCATGACAAAGAAAGTCAAATTCACATTGAGCATTGGTTACTATGGAGCAAACCATGAAGAAACCTTTTCATTCAAAGAGTTAGGAATAACAGATGATATGACACAAGAAGAGATTGAGGAGTTCCTAACTAAAGAACACATAGAGTGGAGATATAACTATCTAGATGGTGGTTGGAGCATTGAAGAGGATTGATACTGCCTATATAGGAGGGGAAACGGAATGGAAGAAACAGCATTCAAAGGGACTGTATTAGAAGGAAGAGAGCGGAAATTTACTGTAATAAATGAAAATGACGTTGAGAAATACAGTTCTGAACCATGGATTTCAAAGATGAATTCAGCTTTAGATGACGTGTTGTTTGATGTTGAACGAGGCAGAAGAAAAGATGGCAAGGAACCGTTTAATAGTTACCTTGTAATCAACCTAGATGAACCGTATGCAGATGAGGTTATTGAGATTTTAAAGCGTAATGGGCATTGGGGATAAGGCTACTACTGTATAGGAGGAATCATCCGTGTGGATTGTTGTTTGCTATTGGAGTACCTATGAAGTAGACGTTGATAAATTCGATACAAAAGAAGAAGCAGAGGAATTTTATAACACTTGGTCACCTTATGGGGCGGAAGAAATGTATCTCGCTAAAGTTGAAAAGTCTGTATTGGAGGAATAGGGATGGCGTTTAAGCGGAAACGATTAAGAAATGAAGATGGATCAATTAACCATAATCCAGCCAAATGTCATTACTGTGGTGAGATCAAGGCTCTATGGTCTCTACACGGTGGATATAGCCAATACAGTGGTGGTAAGCGTTGTTGTGATGATTGTTTTCCAAAAGTCCAAGAGTTGGGTAGGAAAGAGGAAAAACGATCATCAAATGAAATGAGTGAAGGTGATTATCAAAGTTGGGGTAAACTCTAACGCTCCCCTCTGTGGGGAGTATCACCATTAGAAAACATAAGTAGTTAGCAAGGCAACTATCAGTGCAACGGCAAACAATAAGCTTAAATAAGTTATCGGTTTCATATTAACACCTCTTAATTCATGGATGAATTATTACTGTTTTTAGCTGCGTTAGTTTTAAAGAATCTTGGAAAAAGAAATACCCATGCAATGAATAGTCCGCTGGCTATGATAAGTGTATTTAACCATTTCGTTTCATCGTTAATGAAATAACCCATAGCAAAGTAAACACCGCCACACAAGAGAGCCATTGTAAGTGCATAAGTCCATCTGTTAAAACGAGACATCAAAATACCTCCAAAATTTGGTTTGATTATCCAATACCCTTGGAGGATGAATTAAAACGTCTATAGGAGCATCTAAGGAGGAAGGACATGCCTATTTACATTACAGAAGAAGAGTACGAGCTTGCTGCTGACTTTGGAATAAGTAGAAATGTATTAGAGGTCCGTTTACGTAACACGGTTGGGATCGACATAGGGCCTTAACACACCCAGTACAAGTACGCGGGAAATTAAACAGATGGAAAGCTATCGCAACGAATAATGGCATCAATGAAAACACATTTATGCAACGTGTTAATCGCCTAGGTTGGAGTCCTCAACTTGCTGCTACAACTAGGCGCTTGATAGACGGGAGACAGTATTAATTGCACAAGGTGTCCGGCGTAAAAAAAGTTAGGACTTCAATAAGGAGGAATGAGCTGTGATTCTAGGTTACAAAGTTGAATACGCTTGGTGGCATTACCCTAATGACAAGTTGGCTATCCATAAGGAATACGCCAAGACATATGAGGATGCCGTGAGAGTGATGCAGGATATTCTCGGTCGCCACTATTACTGTGCCCGCATCGTTCCAATTAGAAAGAAGGGCGTTGTTCATGAGTGAGACTGTTTGGTTAGAAATATTACAAGATCATAATAATGACCATCAAATTGGTGACATCATACCTGTTGAGGATAAAGAAGACGTTGACTATATGACAACTCAAGGAATTGCAAAGATAGTTGATGTAGAAGCCGAGCACCATATTTTAGAGGATGAGGATTACAAGCAGTTCGGGGTTGAAAAGGATCGTGTGATTTTTGTTATGGCAGATATTCTACTTCACTTAGAAACAATTCCGGCGAAATGGAAGCGTTGAAAGTAAATCAGTATAAGGGGGAGAGCATTTCTCCCTTTAACTACGCGCAAAAACCGAACATACGTACTTTGTTTTTGTTCGCATAATCGATACATAGTCAAAATAAAAAGGAGCTGATCACATTCTAGTGCGCGCCCCTCCTTCCAGTTGTATTCCGTTGACTTGGGTGACTGGAAACCGTACTTATTCTTCGTTATCGAGATACAACAATTCTTCAATGCCGCAGTTGAATAAATCGCATAGCTTTGCAATAGTATCCATGCCGATTTTTGCGGATGTTTCATGGTAGAGCTTTGATATTGTGGTCCTGCTTAGTCCAGTTGCCTCATGTACGGCTTTAATGTCCATTTTATTTTGGGCCATAAGTACACGAAGGTTGTTCTTTACTACTTGCACTGCATATCAGCTCCTTATCAATTGTGTTCACTGTGAATATTTATATGTTATATATATCACGATTATACACTCTGTGTCAAATTAATTTATTTAAATGACACAATTGTATTTACATGTGACTCAATTGTGTTTATAATGATAATCAGGAGGTGAGCAAATGAGCGAAGTCCGCATAAACCTTCTAAATATCATGGCTGAACGATCAATTACGCCGAGCGAGTTATTGCAGGAATCAGGATTAAGCAAACAGACTGTATCGGCGATGTTATTCGATGAGTCAAAGCAATTAAGCTTTGAAACGTTGTCTCGTGTATGCCATGCACTACAGTGCGAAATCCAAGATGTTCTGCTACTTGTTGAAAATGAGTAAAGAAGGTTCACGGGTTGCACGTCGGCTTTTGACTTGAAAGCTACTTAATCAGAATGGATCGGTTAAGTGGCTTTCAGATATTCAAAGAAAAGGAGAGATAGAATGGGAGATTTAGTTTTTATTAAGAACAAACAACTGGTTACAGAGAGTACAACAATAGCTGAAGTTTTTAATAAGAAACATAAGGATGTACTAAAAGCGATAAGGAACCTTGAATGTTCAACACAATTCAGTGAGCGCAATTTTGCGCCGACTGTTTATAAGGACAAATTCAATAGGGATCAAGAAATGTATTTGATCACACAAGATGGATTTGCTTTTCTGGTTATGGGATTCACTGGGAAGGATGCTGCGAGATTTAAAGAAGAGTACATTAATGCCTTTAATCAGATGAAGGACAAGCTCTTAACAGTTACGCAACCGTCCTACATGATTAACGACCCGGTAGAACGTGCTAGAGCATGGATCAAAGAACAAGAAGAGAAGCAGCAATTAGAGCTTAGAGCGGCTAAATATGAAGAGAAAGCAGATTATGTTGACCAAATACTTAAGTCAACCGGAACCATGCTTGTAACGCAAATTGCGGCTGATTACGGGCTTAGTGCTGTGGCTCTCAATAAGATTCTGAAAGAAGAAGGTGTACAACGGAAGGTCGGTAAGCAGTGGGTTCTTTACAACAAGCATATGAACAAAGGTTATACGAAGTCACATACACACATTGATGATGGTGGTAACTCAAGACCAAATACACACTGGACTCAAACTGGTCGACTCTTTATCCATGAAATTATGAAAAGTCGAGGCATTGAAGCTTTAGAGGACAGAAAAAAAGCCACTGCGGTAACAGAGGCTGGTTAATCACTGACATATGATCCTGTACCACTAGTATAGCACAAAACGCTTGCTAGTAGTACAGGAAATACACGGAATACGCAATTAATTTTAAAGGGGAGCTTCATATGGCTAAGTACAGAAATGTTCATATAGATTTTTGGCAAGATGGCTTTGTTTTGGATCTTACACCAGAAGAGAAATACTTCTATCTTTACCTGATGACTAATAGTAAAACTACTCAATGTGGAATTTACGAGTTACCATATCGAATCATGGAAACAGAAACCGGTTATACGAGAGAAACCGTTGAAAAGTACATTGATCGTTTCGAGGAATACGGAAAAGTTTCTTATAACAAAGCAACAAAAGAAGTGATTTTACTCAACTGGGTTAAGTTCAACTTTATTAATAGTCCGAAGGTACTTTCTCGCATTCGAAAAGAGCTTGAAGCCGTGAAGTATCAACCTTTTGTAGAAGTGTATTTTGACCAATGTATACGGTATGGATACCCTATCGATACCCTATGCATAGATATAGAGAAAGAGAAAGAGAAAGAGAATGATAAAGAGAAGGAGAAAGAGAAGATTCCGTATGACGAAATCATTTCTTATCTCAACGATACCGCTTCAAAGAATTATCGAAGCTCAACTTCAAAAACAAAAGACTTAATAAAAGCACGTTGGAATGACGGCTTTAAGCTAGGTGACTTTAAACGAGTTATCCATATAAAAACAAAAGAGTGGATTAATGATCCAGAAATGAACCAGTACCTTCGCCCAGAGACATTGTTCGGTACCAAATTTGAAGGCTACCTAAACCAGAAGGAGGTAAATCATGCACCAGCCAACAGTGGAAGCCATAAGCCAAGTGATGCAACGGAATATGACGAACTATCCCTCTGAACAAGGTGGAATGATTTGTACCATATGCGGTGAGTTTGTCCCGCAAATAGAAGTTGAGTTCATGGAGAGAAAGAAGATCGTCCAACCAGTTTGCCGCTGCACAACAAAAAAGATGGAGGAAGACGCGGCAAGGAGAAAACGATTAATCCAAGATAAAACCACTCGCCGCTTGTTCGATATTTCTTCCCTAGGTGAAAAATTCTCTGAATCTACCTTCGACTCATTCATTATGCGAGAGGGATCAGAGACAGCGAGTAAGGCTTGTCTAAAGTATGCCAAGGAGTTTAAACAGTGGAAGGAGGCTCACTTGGACTATGGGGCACATATGGGAACGGAAAGAGTTTCCTTGCGGCTGCGGTTGCAAATGAGCTTACTTCTCAAGGGCACATTGTTGTATTTCAGAAAACAACTCAACTGTTGGACAAGCTCAAAAGTACATTCGGACAAAAACAAGCCTCTAAGTACGATGACATTATTAGAGCGCTTGTCACATGCGATTTGCTTATCTTGGATGATATAGGAGCCGAGAAAGTCACTGAATGGACGGAAGAAACGTTCTTTAAGATTATCGACCACAGATATTCCAAGAAGCGTCCGGTCTTCTACACAAGCAATTTGAAGCCCTCTGAACTGCATAACAAGATCGGCGGTCGTTCAGTGGATAGGTTAACTGAAATGTGTGTAACGATTGAGAACAAAGCAACAAGCTACCGTAAAAAGCTTGCAGAAGAGCGATTGAAAAAATTTGCTGAAGAGCTGGGGGATTAAGATGGGACCTTTCAAAATTTGGAACCAAGGTGCAGTCGATACGAAACGCTGTGATAAAAATGGCGAAAAAATAGAGCAATACGATCTTATTGAGTGGGACGGAACAGAATTTATGGTCATGTATAGTGTCCATCGTCGATTGTGGGTCGCAATCGATGAGGCTGATTGTTACCTTGCAGAAAAAGCATTTCATCTAACGAAAATTAAAGAAAAGGGCTGGGGATTAAAGGTGGAGGAGGAAACACCATGTGCCAAGTAGGACACAACATACCAGGAGGGTGGGCATACACGCCCTGTTCCTGCAAAGGATGTAAAGCAAAGCATATCCACTACCGGAAAGTGATAGTGCCGCAACGATTGAAACTAGCTGATGAACTGGAAAGGAGAGCGGAAGCATGGGAGCGCAAGTTGAGCATTTCGTAGACCACACAGCGGAAATAGCGGAAGAAAACAGCGCCCTTGTATATATGAGAAATAAATACTTTATGGGTGAACGGCTACAGATCATCAACGAAGATTTAGAGCACGGATGGACTCAAAAGCAATTAGATGGTATACGCGACCTTTGGAATAACGAACAGAGCCTGTACACCATCGCGGATCATTACAATGCAGATCCTGACTCGATTGTCCTTGTGTTAATCCATCTAGGTAGAAGAGGGAAGTTAAAACAGCGTCCGGGAGGGTTGTTTGCGTGATAGCAGAAAAGCCTACGAAGGAAGAAGCAAACGTTAAAGTACTAGAAAAAATAGGGGTAATTAAATCGGCTGCATCTAAGCACCTCAAAAGAGCAGAGAGGTTAGGACTAACATTCGATGATCTTGTAAATGCCGGAGTAGTAATCGGGATACAAGCATATCCGAGGTACAAAAAAGAAAGTGGAGTGAAATTCTCGACATTTCTTTATAAGAGCATCCGCATGAATCTCATTTCTTATCTGAATAATCAAAATAAATCAGTGTGTTATCCAAGGGATGTTAAAGAATTAGCGTATCGAATCTACAAATTGGATAAGGAATATTCGGTTGAAGAATTAATGCGTTTTTTCAAGAAGTCAGAAAGAATGATTGAAGCAGCAATTAAATTCAATGACGAAAAAGATGCATTGTCATTCGAGGGTGAAAATGAGGGCTTCCCGGTAAGTCACATGTTTTATAAGATTGACGATTTTACGAATGTGTTCGTAGAGGATTTTCTGAACACTCTCGACGAGAAAGAAAAAGCAATTCTCCAACTCAAAATGAATGATATGAGTAACGTTCAGATTGGACATGAGGTCGGGCTGAGTAAATCGAGAGTGGGGAATATCATACGACTGAAGATAAAACCAAAGCTAGAACAATACTACGCGGAGGTGTAGCCATGAAAGACCTGTCGCAAAACTTCTACCCAGCACCAAAGCCGAGCTTTGAAAAGCGACCAAAGAAGAAAAAGAAAGTGCAACGGATGAAAGGCAGACGGGTGCCGACTCAAAAAGAGCGCGGTGCAATCAGTAAGAAAAGCGGAAACAAAGCGTTAGAGGTTTACAACCACCAATGCGGCGGCTGCGGATACGGGGGAGAGGCGCTAGAGCTACATCACATTCTTTTCCGTTCCCAAGGTGGACGGGGGCAATGGAGAAACATAGTGCCTTTGTGCCGCCGCTGTCATGACGCTTGCCACGGGAAGTTCCAGAACGAGAGGGATGAATCAGCATTAGCGGAATGGGATGCAATGTTTAAACGACTACATGAGGCAAGATATGGTCCGCACTTTGGATCGGATGTGTGGGACCTATTCGCCAAAGGACTAGTGCCAAATACCACACCAGAAGCATATGAGCGCTTTATGGAACAGGAGAGTGCTGACGTTGGATGAATACTTGTACACCCATTGTAAAAGATGCCTACGCAAGCTCAAGAGCGAAGAAAGCCAAAAGAGAGGCTATGGCAGGGTATGTGCGGATAAAGTCGGATACATGCAATCTATGGATCTAATAGAGCTACTAACGGAGGAAACGGATGTTAACCATACAGCATAACGGAGACGGAACGGCTGATGTATATAAAGGGCTGGGCATCGTCGCCCGGCTCATATATCAAATAAACGGCAAGATAGCAGTAAAGGTACTTACAGATGGACATGACGAGATCGTAAATAACTTACAGAGCGCCATGAGCGTGATTAAGGAGCGGATTTAATTGTTAAACAGAGTCATTTTGGTTGGTCGCCTATGTGCAGACCCAGAGCTAAAGTACACACCTAACGGGGTGGCAGTAGCAAATTTCAGACTAGCAGTAAACAGGCCATTTAAAAATGGAAATGGAGAAACTGAAGCAGATTTCATCAACTGCGTAGTATGGAGGAAGCCAGCAGAAAATGCAGCTAACTTTTTGAAGAAAGGAAGCCTAGCTGGTGTAGATGGTCGAGTACAGACGCGGAGCTATGACAACAACGAGGGCAAGAGAGTGTTTGTAACAGAAGTTGTAGCGGAGTCGGTGCAGTTCTTGGAGCCAAGGAATAGCCAAGGTGGAAGCAATCAAAATAGCAATCAAGGAAACAACCAAGGTGGGAACAGCGGATACAGTAACGATCCGTTCAGCAATGACGGATCAATTGACATTTCCGATGATGATTTACCGTTCTAAAAAGGGCGGAAGACGACTAATTGCAGTCTATCTGAGCAGTTGGGTTACTGTGAACGCCACGACAACTCCCAGTAAGAAAATAAGAAAAAAGTAAAGAACCTGTTTCATTTAAAACACCACTTTCTGGAAAGAATTATGTGTTTATCCTAGCAATATTGAATTAAAACCACAAGGAGGAGCTTATGGAACAAGTAAAGATAAAACTATTAAACGAAAACGCAGTCATGCCTACATATGGAAGTGAGGGGCTGCGGGGTTTGATTTATACGCTACAGAGGATGTTGTTATTAAACCGGGAGAAACAAAAAAGATTCCTCTTGGATTATCGTTTGAATTACCGCCGGGTTACGTATTGTACATCATGCCTCGTTCTGGAGTGAGCTTGAAAACAAAGTTACGCCAACCTAATTCAGTGGGGGTTATCGATTCGGATTACAGGGGTGAGGTTGCAATGATGTTCGACAACATCGCTTCAGAAGGTGAAGAAAATTATGTATCTCTTATAACAGGCATAGATGGTAAGAGTGAACTTGATGACACAGGATCAATTTATGATGAAGGAACTTACTTAGTACGAAAAGGGGATCGAGTTTGCCAAGGAGTTATACAAAAGCTACCTGATATCTCTTTAGTACAAGTAGACGTGCTATCAGAGACAGATAGAGGTAGCGGAGGCTTTGGCTCAACTGGTGTGAATAAAAATGATTAGTTTGCTTTTAATTGTCTTATTGATTATTTCAATTCATTTAACAATCAGCGAGACAAAACCCACTTGGAACTCCTACCTTGGTCGATATCAAGAGGGGAAGACACTCAAAGAAGCTGCAATTATCGGTTTTTCTTTTCCGATACTAATAGCACTAGGTCTGGTGATAGTTTTAGTTGTCGGGGGGACAGTATTGTTGCTGCTAGTAGTTTCAGTTGGGTGGATCATAACTAATCTACCTTAGGGGGTTAGTTAGTGAAAAAGAAATGGGCTGATGCGGTGCGGGAGCAAAGAGAAGGTCCTTCACCGGAACCGGAGGAGAAGGAGCGGCATGGACGGTGTTCATGTGGCTCTGGACGGTTCAAATTGAGAGTGAGCAAGAGTAAATGGACAAGAACCTGTAAAGGATGCAGAGGGGAGCGAGAGGTGTGATCTGGACAATACCGATACCAGTAGCAGTAATGGCACTCTTAATTCTATTAATGGCAGGATGCGGCTTTCTTTTATACCTAGAAAAACGTAAGTGGAGGGAATAGCGTGGGGAAGATACGGAGTCGTAAAGTCAACATGTTCGGTAGGGAGTGGGACAGCCAAACGGAGTTAGATTATTACATACACCTAAGAGAGCAAAAGGACATAGAGAGCATCGAGATCCAACCCGTTTATACCCTGCTCCCCCGCTTCTTCCTCAAATGCGGCTCGTGTAGCGGCTCTGGTCGTGTTGTGAGTGAGAAAACAGGCAGAGAGATACAATGTAAGGCTTGCAAAGGAGAAGGCAAGAGAGGGCGACAGGGAGCTATTTACACGGCTGACTTCAAAGTTAGCTATAAAGACGGCAGCGAGGAAGTAATTGACGTTAAAGGACATGCAAACGAAGCGTTTCCGATGAGGAAGAAACTATTTGAGTACACCACTGGACAAGAGCTAGTAATCATAAAAAGAAAAGGCAGAGGGTGGGTGAGAGCGTGAGTAATCCTGAATTTATGAATTTTACTGACCTAAGAAAAGAAACACTCGAAATCGTTGAAGGATACTATGAAATGCTGATTGCGACTGAAAATGCTGAATTGAAAGCGGAGTTTCAGAAGCAAATTATATTCTTACTTGAGGAGAGTCGACAGCCAGTTATGTCACATTACCTATGCCTGTGAATTTAGGGGGTTAAGATATGTTCTACCACCAAATAACCGCAGAAGAACAAGCCGCCCTCTCATCCATGACAACAGAATTTATCAAGAAAGTTCATGAGCCACGTAAGATCATGGGGACTTTAACGGCAGAGGAAGAGGAACGGATGAAGAACGTAATACAAGCCATGTACAAGATGGGATTTGGGGCGAAGGGGGAGAAAGTGTGGAAGTGACTGAAATTTTTCTGAAAAGCGGTCAGAGTCTAACTCTAAATAATGTGAGCTTCTCAAAGTTTTTAAAGGAATTTATTGAACAAAAAGGGGACGCGTTCACTTTATATGGAGAAGATGGTGAATTATTATTTGTGCTTTTATGGTCAGAAATAGCTGGAGCGGCAGCAAGAAGTGATAAAAACGATGAATGAGGATGATCTAGTATACCTCTTTGCTGCACATGAGAAATCTATTACAGACATAAAGAAGCTCGATAGCAGACTGGACGAGCTAGCCCCATTCGAAATAGCCAAGCTTGAATACTTATACTCACAAGCAGAGCGTCATGCTTGGCGTATAGCGGGACATTTTAAGAAGCTGTACAAATACCATGAGGGCATGGCTGAAATTGCACAGGGGCAGGAATACAAGGCAGTACGAGGTGACGGAAAGAAGAATAGCACCGATGGGCAATATCTCTCTAGGATAGCGAAAGGGGAGCAGCTAACGCAGGCAGCCGAGTACGAAGGGGATTTCCTTACTTGGAAAGGTGTAGCTGGAACATATGAACGAGCGGCAAACAGCTTAAAGGATATGCTTAAAGCCATCACAGCAGAGGGTGGCAACCAATCTAGGACAGCATAGGGGGAAAGCGGTATGGTGTTGCTTTATTTCTGTAATCACTGTTATAGCCCAATCGATTTAACGAGATTAAGAGGATATATAGCAACACGGCCGCATTTCATTTGTGCATATTGTCATCGAGAGAACGAGATAACGGACGAGCTAAAAGAAGCGTTAGCAGAGAAGATATAGGGGGAGAGAGCATGAAGAAGGGCGAGTTTATTGATAAACCTTTTGAGGAACTTACAGTAGATGAATTCAAAAGCATGATGAGGAACCAAGGGGTTTACAATAGCTTGATTCATTCCTCCACTTTTATAATATATCGATGGGTGATTATTGGGATTTCGTTAGAAGCACTAAGAGACTAGCTATAACGGGACCAGAGAGGAAAGCATACTCTGAATGGGCTAAGAAGCATCGTCCGATAAAGGATACTGACGAAAAGTATACAGGGGCAGAAATAAAAGGCTTTAGAATGATGCGAGGATTAAACACTCATAATGCCATGGAAGTAATACTACTACATTCAGAAAAAATGAAGATGTTTGAGAGTAAAAAGTATGTGCCAAAATGGGTTTCGGATCGGTATATAAGCTCACTTAAAATAACAAAGAATGAAATACACCGTTTGAGGATGTACTTAGGGAAGCAGACGAAAGGTTTCGAAATGGAAAGAGCTATCCCGGTGTATGTAAAAGAGAAAGTACGTATAAGGGACAAAGGGAAGTGCACCAAGTGTGGAACTAGCAAGAAATTGCACTTTCATCATAAAGAACATTTCTCAAAAGGTGGACTGCACATCGAAAAAAACATTGTTTTATTATGTGCAAGCTGTCATGCAGAAGAACATAAAGGTGAGCAGTCATACTATCTTTTAAAAAGTATTGCCGAGGGGGAAACCAAGTGAGCGAAACATTATATATGTATCAAGACTTGTTATCGGAGATTGAATTGATTAAGCATCAAATGAAATATCTTAACTGTGAATACAAGAATATATATAACAAGTCGCTCATATCTCCACCTAAGGGCGTTGGCACCACGGATTACTCCAAGGAACGAGTTACAGGTGGATTAATGCAAACCCCTGCATATGATGCTCTAGGCGCATGGACGAGCTTATGGAGATGCACAGGAAGTTAGAGAAAGAGCTGATCGAAAAAGAGAAATGGGCTAAAGAAATGAAAGATTTCCTTGAGTCTTTTGAAGGTGTAGAAAAGAAAATTGCCTATAAAAAAATCGTCGAGGGAAAGAAGCTTGAAACCATTGCCGGAGAAGTGAATTTGAGCTATCAGCATGTCCGAAGAATCCACATGAAGATGCAACACAAAGGCAACAAAAAAATTGCAAAAGCCTGATATACTAATATTATGGGAGAATACCCAATACGATATTACTTATTCCGCACTCCATGCTAGTACCTTCGGGGAAGATGGCAGGAGTGCATACCTATAATATCACGTACCGTATGGCGGACAAACGCCGACAACACAAATGACATTTGTCTTGCTTACGCAAGCGTGAAAAACCCCCAATAAAGAGCGTGTATGAGCTTAATAGCCGTATGCGCTCTTTTTATATTAAAAGGAGCTGAATGAAATGGATGCGGAAGTAGTGGAACACGCAAAGGCTGTCTCTAAATGGCTAAGGGAAAACAAAAATCCACATGCCACCATTGAAATTACAGACGAGGGCTTAAAAATGAAATCGGATGAACAGTTTATTCCAATGAGATCATCGGCAGTTATATCAAGATACAGCGAAGGGCTGCGGTTTAAATCAAACAATGGAGTGTTGAGCGTGAAGATTGCGCATTTGGATTTCGGAGAAGCGATAAAAGCAGTTAAAGAGGGTAAGCAAATAGCGCGTAAAGGGTGGAACGGTAAAAACCAGTTTGTTTATTTGATTAAAGGTACTGATTTACAAAGAGGCCTTAAATATGGATATGGAGAGTATGAAGGAGAGCTACAATTACTGATGTGCTAGCAATTAAAACTACTTCTAATCATATTCAGATAGGTTGGCTAGCTTCGCAGACTGATATGTTAGCTAAGGACTGGGAAATTGTGTAGGCGTCCTAGCGGGCGTCTTTTTATATTCCAAGCCTCACGGCTTATAGGAGAATGAACATGAAGAAAGTAAGCATAAGCGAATGTAAAAAGTGCATATGGCTGGTGAGGGTGAACGAGAAGGTAGCAACATGTCCGTTTACTGGCTGTATGAAGCAAAAGGGAGTCGGAAAAGCGGGACGTCCTCTGGTATAATGATGCCGGAGGGGATAACATGACAGAGGAATTAGCACAAGAAGTACTGGACCAGTTACGCAAGGGTGAGATAGAGGAGTATAGAGTGGAAAAGGACGTGTTCCCTATATTCCGTCCGGTATTTCTGGCTCAAGAGGATATGAAGAACTTTAGAGGCACAGCAAAGCACCACGGGGCTATCGTATACACGTATGAGCCGGGGTGGACAGCTTAACCATAAATTGAAAATATTTTCTCTTATCTATGTAGAAAGTAGCAGGATAAACAACTATGTTGTCGAATAAGACGGCGGAGGTGTTTAAAATGAAAAGAGATATTGAGTTAATCAGAAAGATATTAATTGTTTTAGAAGAGGATGAAGCGCCTGAATTTACAGGTGAGTTTAATCTGGATGGTGTTGATCAAGAAATAATTGATTATCATTTGGAATTAATTAAAGATGCTGGTTTAATAAAAGGGAATTTCCAATATGGGGATAATAGATTATTATTTGTTTCTCTTAAATTAACCAATGAGGGTCATGATTTCATATTCGCTGCGAAGAATGAAACAGTGTGGGCTAAGTTTAAGAAGAAGTTAGGTTCAGAAATGCAAAACGTTCCAATTGCTGTAGCGGTACCCTTACTTATTGATTTCTCGAAGAGTTATTTTAAAAATTTGGTGGGGGTTGATCATGAACAGCAAGCAAATCGAACTACTTAAACAGCTACATGAAAGAGACTATAGTGATGGCGGTGCTGCCGTTACTATAAGTACTTTAGGGTACGAAGGAATGGATAGCATTAAGGAAGCCGCTTCGGATATTGATAAACTAGAGCGTAGAGGGCTTGTATCGGTTTCGGATAAAGCGTACATCACTGGTGGTCAAAGAAATAACGAGTATGGCAACAATGTAATTATGATCTGGTTTGAGGAAATTAGTATTCTTACAGCTGGAATAGAGCAACTAAAACTATCTAACACCTAAAAAGAGGGCTACCTTACGAGGCGGCTCTCTTTTTGTGTGTTAAAAAACAGAGGGAGTGAGAAGATGGAAAAGAATATGGATGAAATTGTAGGCTACATTATGCGGTCTACTGAACATAAAATGACTTATGCAGAAGTTGAGGATATTTTGCGTTGTTATGAAGGTTACAAACGAAACCAAGCTCCTGCTGTTCTGTTCGAAAAAGATGTAGAGGGAATTGGAAAAGTAAAGCTAACGGATGATTGTTATATCGATGTACAGATAAATGATGAATTAAGTTGGTCATTCAATTCAGATTTTATGGTGGAAATCTTTATAACTCTGTAAGAGATAGCGGAGGAATAAAGGCATTATTCAAGAAACACGGTGGAATTACAGAATGAACATCCTTATAAATAGAGTTAATTTTGAAATAGAAGACCTTGCTTATGGTGACAGAATTGTCGAAAGTCAATATGGATCGTTTGTGTATGTCGAGGTTAGTATTATCCAAAAAGACGGATTAAAGATAATTGTTCACGTCGGTATGCCTCTAGAGGAGTACAGGGCTTTGTCTTTAAAAGAGTTTGAGAAATGTATAGGTGAGAGAATAGCTAGTTCGATAAAGGATTGGTAGAGCTTTGCTTATTAAATAACAGGGGGTAATCAAATGGGTAAACCGACCAAAGGCGAAATCATGATTAAAGAAGCGCATTTCTTATCTGTACCACAACCATTAGTAAGAATAAAATATTCCGAGTGGACAGATAAGGGAAGGGTTTTTACTGAAAAGGAATTCCCTGTGAAATTGTTAGGTGAAAGTCAACATATTGACGTTCATCAGTTCCTTATAGAAATAGCGGAGAAAAGCAAAACGTTAACTGATTAATATTTCATTACGTAGATAGGGGGCAGGGGTGCATGTAGATGAACTGGGAAGAGATAAAAGCAGAATATGAGACAACCACCATCACCTTAAAAGCGCTGGCTGAAAAGCATGGAGCTAAGCTTGGAACGTTGAAAAGCAGGAAGAGTCGGGAGGGATGGGAAAGGGATGCAACCTCCAAAAAGGATGCAACCAACCGGATAAGGGATGCAACCCCTGATAATAAGGCTAAAGACAAGCGGCATAAGGGAAAACGAAGTGGCAACCCAAACCCGAAGAATCAATTTGGAGAACGGAACACTGCCTCTTTAAAGCACGGTATCTTTTCCAAATATCTCCCGCAAGAAACATTGGACATAATCAATGAAATGCAAGATAAGACACCCGCTGATCTTCTGTATGATCAAATACAGATTCAGTATGCGACCATCATTCGTTCACAGCAGATAATGTATGTGCAAGATAAAGATGATATGGCGAAGGAGAGAAGCCAGCACGGTTGGGGTGATTCTGGAGCCGATAAGTACGATATACAGTTCGCCTGGGATCGTCATGCTACCTTTGTTGCGTCCATGTCTAGGGCAATGGGTACTCTTGGTAATTTAATCAAGCAGTTTAATAACATCGCTCATGAAGATGATGAACGCCGCTTGAAGCTAGAGCAGATGCAACTTAATGTTGATAAAACGAAGGTTGAAACAGAGTTCTTACAAGCTCGCGCTGATCTTATCAAAGGTACTAAGAAAGACACAACGCTCCTTGAAGCGCTTATTGCTGCTAAAGGCGGTGGTGGCGAATGAGTATTGCCTTTTCGCCTAAACAACTGCAAATCATCCGCGCTCCTTATGATGTGACATTAGAAGTGAATGAAGGTACGCCCCGGTCTTCGAAGACTACCGCGGGTGTGTTTCGTTATGCTGATTATTTGGCGACAACGCCTGATCAAAACCACTTAGTGGCTGCCTATAATCAGGAGCAAGCCTTTCGCTTGTTTATGGAGTGTGACGGATTTGGCCTTATTCATATATTCGGTGAGTTAGGTACGATCAAACATGACGATAATGGCGACCATTTAGAGGTACACACACCTTCTGGTGTGAAAAAAGTGTATTACAAGGGTGGAGGTAAGGTTGATAGCAAGAAAGCTATTACAGGTATGTCGCTTGGATCTGTTGCCTTTTGTGAGATCGACTTACTGCATATGGACTTTATACAAGAGTGCTTCCGCCGTACATTCGCCGCGAAGATGCGTTATCACCTAGCGGATTTAAACCCTCCTGCACCGAATCATCCGGTGATATCGGAGGTTTTTGACGTTCAGAAGACGCGTTGGGTGCATTGGACGATTGACGACAATCCAATTATCACGGACGAGCGTAAGCGAGATATTTACGAAACACTTAAAAAGAATCCGTATCTATTACAACGCGACTGGTACGGGAAACGCGTTATTCCTGCTGGTGTGATTTATAGCATGTTCGACATGAAAGAGAATGTGGCTCAAAAGATGCAAGGGCAGACGGTGGAAATGTTCTTTTCTGGCGATGGTGGGCAATCGGATGCGACTAGCGTGTCTTGCAACATCGTTACCAAGCTAGAGGGGCAAAGGGAGTTCCGTTTATACCGAATAGCTCACTATTACCACAGTGGGGCAGATACGGGCGATGTGAAAGCAATGAGTGTATATGCGAAAGAAATTAAAAAATTTATATTGTGGTGCCAAGAAAAAACAGGTATGAGTCGATCAGATGTCTATATTGATCCCGCCTGTAAATCACTTCGTGAGGAGCTGCATTTGCTTGGCATTTATACGGAAAAGGCTGACAACAACAACAAAGACATTAAAGGGTCGTCTAAAGGATTAGAGGTTGGCATTGAACGGCTGCAAAACGCTATGACATCGAAACGCCTTGTTCTGCTTGAACAAATAGACTCTAAATACGATCATTACAATTTTATAAAAGAAATCGGCATCTACGCGCGAGACAAAAACGGGACTCCGGTAGATGCGGATAACCATGCAATGGACGAAGCGCGGTACGCAAATAACTATTTCTATAAGCGATACGTGCTATAAAAGGCGGTGAGAAAAAAGATGTTCCGCAAGGTAAAAGGTTGGCTGAAAGGTGATGATGCGAATGGGCTTGGTAAAGAGTGTGAGAAGCCTTTCTGAAGTGAAATCGTTACAAATGGACGATGCTTACTACAAACACATAGATACTTGGCTGGCGCTTTACAAAGGCTTTCTTGATGAATGGCACAATATCCGATATACGACTGTCAGTGGAGGAAAGAAACGCCGTATGGCAACGCTCGGAATGCCGAAAGTCGTTTCACAAGAAATGGCTTCTCTTATATTCAATGAGCGCTGCGAGATCAATATTTCTGATCCAGATTTAAAAGAGAACATCGCTAGTATCTTAAAGAAAAACAAATTTACTAAGCGATTCCAGGACTATCTAGAATACTCTTTTGCGCTCGGTGGTGTGGTTATAAAGCCTTACCATGACGGGGAGCAAGTTAAGCTTTCTTATGTAACCGCTGACTGCTTTGTTCCGGTTTCATGGGATAACCAAGGTATTTCGGAAGGGTGCTTTGTGAATGAGAGTAAAAAAGGCGATAAGAAGTATACACATCTCGAATGGCATCTTTGGGAGAACGGGGTATACGTCGTCAAAAACGAATTGTACGAATCGAAGGATAATGAGTTAGGCAAACCCGTTCCATTGTCTCTCCTCTATCCAAACTTGGAGGAAGAAACGAAGATCGAGAACTTCAATCGATCAAATTTTGTTTACATCAAGCCGAATACCGCAAACAATATCGACTTGCACAGTCCCCTTGGTATTTCTATCTATGCGAATGCTTTAGATACGCTAAAGTCTCTGGATATTGCTTTTGACAGCTACCAGAGAGAGTTTAAGCTTGGTAAGAAGAGAGTCATTGTACCAACGTCAGCTATACGAACCGTTGTTGATGAACATGGGAACATGGTGCGGTACTTTGATGCAGATGACGAGGTATACGAAGCTCTCAACCTCGGACAAGATTCAAGTGAAATAAAAGATATAACCATTGCGCTGCGAGTCGAAGAGCATGTAAAGGCGATTAATTCTTTGCTGAACCTTCTAGCTATGCAAACTGGATTCTCTTCTGGTTCCTTTTCGTTCGATGGCCAGAGTGTTAAAACAGCAACCGAGGTTGTCAGCGAGAACAGCAAGACATTTAAAACAAAACAGTCACATGAAAACGTCATTGAAGCTGCGCTGACAGAGCTAGTTGATTGCATCGTCCAAACGGCAGAGTTGTATGAGCTGTTTAGCGCTCCGACAAGTGAGTGGGAAGTGACGGTTTCTTTTGATGATTCTATTGCAGAGGATAAGCTAGGCGAGATCAACAAACAAACGTTGATGCTGTCCAGTGGAATTCAATCAAAAAAACGAGCCATTATGAAAATACACGGTTTATCAGACGAAGAGGCGGAGCTACTTAGGCAGGAAATTGCAGAAGAGAACAAAATACGAACCGATGATGCGGCAGACTTCTTTGGACTGAATAACGATGCTGGAGCGTAGTCAGCGTATTTCGCAACCCATTACGAATATCTACCTTAAAATCGAAGATGAGATACTAATGAATGTTGCCCGCAAATTGAAACGTGACCGCTCTCTGTTAACGCCAGAGGGCTTTTCGTCGTGGCAGCTGCTAAAGCTACAAGATTTAAATGAGCTTAACCAAATCAATATACGCACAATTGCACGTAATAGTGGAATGGCATTGAATGAAGTTGTGGCGCTTTTGGGAGATGAGGGTTATAGAGCTATTCGTTCGGTTGATGGACAGCTTGCAGAAGCGGTTAGACGTGGTTATGCGGTTGCTCCTCCTGTTGGGCAATCACAGGCGATGCAAAACATCCTGCAAACATACGCCAATCAAACAAGAGGCACGTTTAACATGGTCAACATGTCTCTCTTGCAAGGTGGAGAACAGGCGTATTTAAACATTATCAATCAATCGGCAGCAGGTGTGCTAACTGGTATTAAAACACCACAGCAAGCCGTGAGGGAGATTGCAAGGCAGTGGGCAGACAAAGGCATACCCGCTCTTGTTAAGAATGGCAGAAATCATTCAGTCGAAGGTTATTTAAATACTGTTATACGCACCACGACGAACAGTGTGACCAACGATATGCAGGACGCTCGTATGGATGAGCACGACGTGGACTTGGTAGAAATATCAGAGCACATGGGTGCTAGAACAAAGTGTGCTCCTTATCAAGGACGGATATTTAGCCGTAGCGGGAACAGCACCAAATACCCTGCTTTGGCATCAACAAGTATGGGTGAACCGGACGGTTTATTTGGCTTCAATTGCAGACACGTCAAATATGCTTATGTCGAAGGTGTATCCATCCCCAGACCGAAGGGGATCAACCGCGCTGAAAATGACAAAGCCTACAAAGAGTCACAGCAACAACGAAGCATTGAGCGTTCCATACGCAAAGCGAAACGCGAGGAACGAATGATGAAGGAAATGGGCGATGATGAAGGAGTGAAGCAGGCTAAACAGCTTGTGAAACAACGTCAGTCAAAAATGCGAGATTTCATCGAAGACACAGGGCGTACCCGTCGCCGAAATCGGGAGCAGTTAGCTACTTAGCACCTCGGGTGCTTTTTTCTTTGCCCTTTTACCGCGAGGTGGGCGCTATAAATCAAACGCGGGGACAAATACCCTTTTGGGAGGAATTGAAATGAAAGTATCAGATAGAGCATCTAATTTAAAGTTTTTCCAGCAGAAGACTAGATTACCTTTTGAACTACAGTTTTTTGCAAAAGATTCACCGCCTAGCGGAGATCAACAAACCGACCAGACGGATCAATCTGGAGGACAGGAACAACCACCTACGCAACAGCAGGAAGAAACAAAAACCTTTAGTCAGGACGATGTAAACAACGTTGCGGCTAAAGAGGCTAAGAAAGCGCAAGAGAAGCTTTTAAAGCAACTTGGGATTGACAACTTTGACAATGCGAAAGACGGCATGGCGAAGTTTAAGGAATGGCAGGATTCACAGAAAACAGAGCAAGAGAAGCAAGCGGAGCGGTTGCAAGAGCTTGAAGCAAATTATTCAACTGCTTCTGAAGAAAACAATGGTTTAAAGGCACAGATTAGCGCCATGAAAGCAGGTGTCAAAGCTGATTCTGTTGAGGATGTGGTTGTCTTGGCTCAACGCCTTGTAAACGATGATACCGACATGGATACAGCGATTAAGCAAGTGGTAGAGCGTTACCCGCAGTTTGGTGCGGAACAGCAGAAGGAAGAGGGACCGCCGAAGCCTACTTTTAGCAACGGCGACCACCAGAAGAAAACAGAAACAGATGCGGACAAGTGGGCCGCTGCATTCAAATTATAAAAATTGGAGTGATTTAAATGGCAACATTAAACTATGCAGAACAATATCAACAAGCATTACAGCAAAAATATACGAAAGAATTGGCTTTTGGTGCGCTTTACAACACACCTAACAATGCAACAATCAAGTTCACAAGTGCTAAGACAATTCAAATCCCTAGCATTTCAACAGGTGGTTTCCAAGACGTTGACCGTGACGTAGTAGGTGGCATGACTCGTCGTGTAGACAACGATTTCATTCCAAAGACTTTAGATCATGACCGAGAATTCAAAACGCTTGTTGATCCATTAGACGTTGACGAAACCAATATGGCATTAACGATTAGCAATATTACTCGTGTATTTAACGGAGAACACAAGATACCAGAAATGGACAAATACATGGCTTCCAAGTTATATGACGAATACACAGGTTTTGGCGAAGAGGCAAACACTGACGGGCTATCAGAGTCTACCATTCTATCAGTTTTCGATGACATGATGGAAGAAATGGACGAGGCGGAAGTACCTCAAGAAGGGCGTTTGCTCTATGTAACGCCAAAAGTGAAGAAGATCTTAAAAAATGCAGAGAAAATTCAGCGTACGCTTGAAGTTCGAGGTGATGCAGCTGCGGTAAATCGTAACTTACGCTCGTTAGAGGAAGTTACGATTATCTCTGTTCCGTCAAGTCGTATGAAAACAGCTTACGATTTTACTGATGGAGCGGAAGTCGATTCTTCTGCACAACAAATTAATATGATTTTAATTCATCCAACAACGGTAATTGCTCCACAAAAATATGATTTTGTTTCTATGGACAACCCAAGCGCAACAACTGGTGGTAAATACTTCTACTACGAGCGTAAATACTGGGATGTCTTTTTGATTGAGAAGAAAGCTCCAGGTGTTAAGTTCAATGTCGGATCAACTATCGGTGGGGTAGAGGGGTAATCCCTCTCCTTCGTAGGAGGTATTCCAGTGGCTAAAATTAAAAAAGGTAATCGAATTCTAAATGTTGATCAAGGCAGGTTAAAAAGCTATTTGTCACAAGGGTATGATCAAATTGACGAGAGTGGAAAGGTAATCACTAGAGCAACAGGTGGTAAAACAGTAGCCGTAGGTGAATACAATCGCTCCTTGGATGAAGTAGTGGCATTGAAAGAGGAAAACGAAAAGCTTAAGAAAGAAGTCGCCAAGTTAAAAAAAGAAGCGGCTACAGTGAAAAAGGAAGATAAGAAGGATGCAAAAGAGGAGGCGAAATAATTGACCCAATTTAAAGCTGTGGTAACCGAAGACGTACCTGCAAACCGCCTACTTTCGTTCGTAGGTGGAGAAGGATCTGTTGCTGTTGCTCCTTCTATCGAGGGGGAAACGCCTGCATTCCACTCAACCCGTGATCTGAAAGAGAATGAGGTCGTCACTGTGACAGTTAAAGGTGCCCCTTCTTGGAACATTGAAGCTGGTGAGGATCTGGAAGCAGGGCAAAGCGTTGCTGTTGGCGACGGTGGCACTGTGGTTGCTGCTGAAGATGATGGAATTGGCTATGTTGGTGATGAAGCCGCTGCTGGTGAAGTTGTTAGCGTTATTCGTTCTGCTGCTGGTGGGGCGAAGGGTCCACGCGGCGATAAAGGACCAGATGGTGATAAGGGACCAGACGGTGACCAAGGTCCAGAAGGAGAACAGGGACCAGACGGTGACCAAGGTCCAGAAGGAGAACAGGGACCTCCTGGAGAGCAAGGTCCTCCCGGGGAACCTGCTGAATAAGGAGTGATGAAGCATGGCATATATTGACCATGATACTACTCTAATACGTACAAAGGGCAACCTATCGAAGATGAGAAGTTTGAAACATATGCAGACCGCGCCAGTGACGTTATCGACCAACTGACACGGTATAAGCTGAAAACTACCCATAACTTTGATCGACTTGCACCCTTCTTGAAAGAGCAAGTCATGAAAGCGACCGCTGCGCAAGTTGAGTTTTACGAGCTTAACGGCGGCTATGAAATCGCTTTGACGGGCGACGATGCAACGGGTGTGTCTATTGGTAAGTTTAGCTACGGTGGTGGTCAGAGGGCTTCTGGTGGCGAGAATCCCGCTTTCTCACGAAACCTACTAGACTATCTAGCGCCAACAGGCTTGCTCTATAGTGGAGTCGGGGTGATGGATAGTGCGTATTAAGCCTATACCAAGACGTTTACTCATTCACACAATTAAATACGAGGAATTTCTACGAGACGGGTCTTTCGGCGATGAGTTTGCCGAGCCTGTCTCTTTCTCATTTGTCCGTATGGAACCAAAGAGTTCATTCAGGCGTAATGCCAATGGCGAAGAGATTAATCTTCAAGGCGTGTTATTCCTTGATGCACAGAACACACCTGATTATCAACGGTTAAAGGAAAAGTCGAAGGTGCACTTTAAAGGTCGTGAAATGCGAGTGTACGCCTGTGAGGAATATTATGCGTTTGATGGCAAAACACCGCACCATTACGAGGTGGAGTTGCAATGAAGCATGTAAATGTAACAGTGGATATAAAAAACGTGGGTCCTAAATTGCTCAATGCAGTTAAGCAGGCTCGTCCTATTGTAGGTCAGCAGATAGTAAAAGATTCAAACCGCTTCATCCCTTTTGACACCGGGAATGCACAGTCCAGTAGTTTACGAGCCTCGAACTTTGAAGAGGGCAAGATTGTATGGGACACGCCCTATATCAGGAAAATCTATTATGGTGTGCGCATGAACTTTTCGAAGGATGTAAACCCACTTGCTGGTCCGTTGTGGTTTGAACGTGCTCATGCAGCGTATGGGTCGCAATGGACAAACGTTGCTGAAAGGGCGGTGAAGAGCTACTTATGACAATGGATTTCCTAGAACGATTAGTTCTTGATGCGTTAGATAAACAGAATTACTACGCAATGGTCGTTACCCTGTTACGGTGGATGGGAACAGTATAGCTGTATCTGTAATGCCCTCTAACAACCGAAGTGTTTACTATGATGGCACCTATGACCAAGGCTATATGTTCCAAGTGATGACGAAGCACCAACAGCAGTTAGAAGCGTACCAAACGCTATTACGCATAACGGATTATCTAGACAATGTCCCTGACATTCCGAGTCATAACAACTCTTATGATTTCAACGGAATTACAGTGGTTGGTGATCCTAACGTCATTGGAAGAGAAGGTAATCATTATTACTACGTCGCTCAATTTAGAGCTGATTTATATATTAAAAGGAGTGAGTTGAATGAAGCCAATTAATAAACGATTAGAGTACAATTTACAATTCTTTGCGCGTGAAAAGAACGCACTTACAGCCTATTTCGTGGCTCCTATCCCATCAAACGGTGAAGAACCAGAGTGGAAGCAGCTAGCCCGTTGGATTAACAGTGTAACGGATGATTCGGACGAAAACACAGAGGATACAGGTTATTACGATGGAGACGGTACACCGGAAACGGATGTTATGTCTGTCAAAGAGGCGTACTCATTTGAAGGTATGTATGACCATACAGACGAAGCGATGAAGTTTATTGCTGGCTTAAAACGGACACCGGGACAGGCTCGTAAGATCATGTTGAAGAAGGTAGAAGCACATGGAGACACAGCTATTGGTCGTGCTACTGTGGCTAACATCGTAGCATCCGGTGGTGAGGCAACCGAATATGGTGCATTTAGCTGCTTAATCTCGTTTGACCGATCTCCAGAAGTGACAGAGAGCGAACCAGAAGCGGCAGGAATCGAAGCATAATTATGGAGGGCATACAGCCCTCTTACTATTGGAGGAAATCAAATGACAATTAAAATCGAACTACAAAAACCTGAAATCGACGTCGAGATCGGCGGCCTACAGTTTAAATATGATTACTCGGATAAATCGCTAGAGGATGCTAGTAGAGAAGCACAAGACGTGCTGAAGCAAGTGAAAGCATTAAATGATGATTCTAAGGTTGAGGAGATCAAACAACAATTAAAACGCGGCTTTGACTTGTACCTTGGAGATGGTGCGTTTGATCAAATATTCAAATTGAATCCTTCCTCATTTGAACTTGCAAGTGTATTTGTAACCTTGCACAATAAATTAGAGGACGAGCTAGAATCACGTGGTGAGAAGATCCGTAAATCACAACAGGAACGTGCGAAAAAATACAATAAGAAAAAGAAGTAGGTGAGGCGGTGTGTTCTCGCTTGCTTACGAGCTGACTGATGAAATCGAGATACAAGGTGAGTCCTACACCCTCGATATGAGCTTTGATAATATCATCAGGCTAATTGACTTGATCGGTGACGAAGAGCTTGATGATGGTATTAAAGTGGAGGAAGGATTAGATATGTTGCTAGACCGTCCGATTGAAACGGACTTAGCGACAAAAACGAAGATCTTCTATCAAATATTTGAGAAGGCTGTGGCTCAACAAGAGTTGAAGCCTGCCTTAGATCGTCAGGGTAACCCTATGCCTGACTCTGATACAGCTAAAGGTAAAGTTTATTCCTTATCTCAAGATGCGGAATACATTTACGCATCATTTATGCAGGATTACGGTATTGATTTAATCGAGCAACAAGGTAAGCTTCACTGGAATAAATTCAAGGCGCTTTTAAGCGGGCTAAGAAATGATACCAAGTTGAAAGAGGTTGTTCAAATACGCACATGTGATCTCCCATCTGGTAAAGGAACCGCAAAAGAACGGGAGCGCATGAAGAAGTTGAAAAAAGAATATGCATTGGAAAAAGAAGATTAGTAAAATTATCCTAATTCTATTGTATTGCCCGAATCATTCTTTATATAATAACCGTATAAGAGTGTACGGGAGGGTGATGGATATGGCATTGAAGGATTTATTGAAGCCAAGGAAGATATTAATGGTGGAAGTACTTCAAGGAAGAGTAGGAAAAAGAGTTGATTGGTTCAACATTCATTATGGTAAAGAGGAAGGCGTTGTAACGATTAATAAACGTCAATATTATTTTCTTGGCTTTTCCGAGCGTTCATTTGAAGAAGCTAGCAACGCTAAGGCTTTATCCGGGGCTGCGGTAGGTAGTTTATTCAGCCCGGTATTTGGTTCACTAGTAGGTGGCGCTGTTGGAGCAAGAAAGAACAAGAAGATTGCGTTTCTAATGGCTTTTCGCGATGTGGAAACTAACGAAGATTACACTGTAGAAGTGACACCATATAAAAAAGTAAATAAGTTATCTCAATTCGATGAGTTAACGGTTCATAAATTGCCAACAGAAGAAGTAGCGGAAGAAAAAACGTCTGTTGCTAGCGAACTACGTGAATTTAAAGCGTTACTAGATGACGGAATTATAAGTGAAGACGAATTTAATAAGAAGAAGCAAGCGCTTCTCGGTTAACAGAATCCTTTCGAGGGTTCTTTTTTTATGCCCTTAGAAGGGAGGTTTATGATGGCAGACGGTAAAATAGTCATTGATGTTATGCTTGATGACGGGAGTGTAGCAAAAGGAGTTGCGAACCTAGACGGACAATTGTCTGGGCTTCAACAAAGTGGTGAAAATGCGGGTATTGGAATCGGTAAGATTGTCGCAGCTCTTGGACTAGTAGCACTTGGAACAAAAGCAATTAACATGGTTAAAGATTCAATAGATCGAGCCTTTGGTCGTATTGATACGATGGAACAGTTTGAACGTGTTATGACAACGATGACAGGGTCTAGTGAAAAAGCAAATGAAGTATTGGGTATAACCAACGACACTGTAACAGGAACGGCATACGGGCTAGATGTAGCAGCTTCCGCGGTGCAAAATTTCGTGACGTCAAATATGGATGTAGATCAAGCGACCGATTCAATTGCCTCCTGGGGTGATGCGGTCGCTTTTTATGGTGACGGATCCAACGAAACGTTTTCTAGTGTGTCCACTGCCCTTGCTCAAATGTATGCAAAGGGTAAAGTGCAGATGGATAGCATGAATAGGCTCACAGAGGCTGGCATACCCGCCATGCAGATCTATGCGGATGCGACTGGTCAATCGGTTGAAGAAGTAGCTGAACAGATGGGCAAAGGCGAACTAGATGCAGAGAGCTTTATTACTGTGATGAATGATGCGCTTAAGAATGGTACAGAAAACTTTGCTGGCATCGAAGGGGCTGCAAAAGAAGCTGGTGCATCGTGGGGCGGTACATTCGATAACATGCGCGCTGCGGTTGCCCGTGGTGTAACCAGTATTATTCAAAGTCTAGATGAGATGCTTGCTAATAATGGTCTACCTGATATGAGAACAATGATCTCGGAATTCGGTAAAGCTTTTGAGGATGCGTTAAAGTGGATCGCAGAACAGATTCCTGCAGTTATAGACTTTCTAAAAAGTTTATATGATGTCTTAGAACCGTATCTTCCTATCATAAAAGGAATGGTAATTGGGATCGGTGCTTATGTTGTTTCTCTTGCCACATGGAGAACCGCCGCTTACGCAACCGCTGTTGCACAGAGAGCATTAAATGCCGCCTTTCTAGCTCACCCTATAGCTAGAATAGTAGCTGCTATCATCGCAGCGGCTGTCCTGATCTATGTTTACTGGGAGCCTATCAGCGAGTTCTTTATTTGGCTCTGGGGTGTCATAAAAGATAGTGGCATTGCTGTGTGGGACTGGCTTAAAGGAGTTTGGTCTTCTACTGTTGATTGGTTTAAAAGTATATGGTCAAGCATTACGGACTTCTTCTCCAGCTTATGGGGTGATGCTTCCGACAGTGCTACAAGCATATGGGATAGTGTTAAATCCGTATGGAATAGCACAATAGAGTGGTTTAAATCAATCTGGCAAACGGTATCAGATTTCTTTGTCGGTCTTTGGAATGGGATAGTAGAAATTGCTGTTTCGATATGGGATGAGATATCCGCAAAGTGGAACGAAGCTGTTGAGCTAGTAACAACTTTATTTGCGCCATTGATCGAGTTCTTTATTGGTATCTGGGAAACCATATCAGCCAACGCAATGGAATACTGGGAGAATATTAAAGAAGTGTTCTCGACTGTGTGGGAGAGCATTCAAACCGCAGCAGCAGCGGCATGGGAGCTTATTAAAAACGTCATCCTCGGACCTATTCTGCTTTTAATTGATCTTGTAACAGGAGATATGGAAGGGTTTAGAGAGCATTTATCTGCAATATGGAACAACATCAAAGAAAATGCAGCTATCATCTGGGAAGCGTTGAAAGAGACTGTAATAACCATAATCAGTGCAGCGATAGCTAATCTTACTTTAATTTGGGATACATTTAAAACGTTCATTTCGGGATTATGGAATGCGATCTGGGAAACAGCGAAGAATATCTTCACTTACATCAAGGATTCGATAATCGAGCGAATGGAACAAGCCAAAGCACTACTAACGGCGGTCTGGGAAACGATTAAAACAACATTCAATGCGGCAATGGCTGCTATCTGGGGTTGGGTTAAAGAAAAGTTTCAACAGATAAGAGACAGTATCGAGCAAAGAATGAATGATGCCAAAGCAACCCTAGAGGGCATTTGGAATAGCATCAAGACATTCTTCACGACGACATTAGTCGAAATCTGGAATACAGTGAAGCAAAAGTTTCTGGACATTAAAGACGCCATTTTCGACAGGATGACAGAGGCAAAGAATACGATCACGGACATTTGGAATGAAGCACAGACATTCTTAGAAAACATTGACCTACTGCAAATAGGTAAAGATATCATTCAAGGTTTAATTGACGGTATAGGGTCAATGGCGACGGCAGTATGGGGCAAAGTTACTGAAATTGCAGGAGGCATTAAAGACAGCATCACAAGTGCCTTAAGCATCAACTCACCTTCTCGCTGGATGCGTGACGAGGTCGGTGTCATGTTAATGCGCGGCTTTAATTTAGGGATCGATAAAGAAAAAAGCAGCACATTGAAGAAAATGGATGAAGCTGCCGATTGGATGAAACCGGACTTGCCAGAGGTTAGTGGAATAATGGATAAGATTAAAGGTCTTGCAGCGAATGCTGGAGGTTTATTCCTGTTCATTACAGTGGTTCCGTATCTTCTGCTAGCTCAGGTGCTGGTGGAAGCCAATCAAACCCATACGATGACAGCGAAGTGAAAAAATTGCTAAAAGAGATTGCTAACAAAGTGGGCGCAGACGTTTACTTTGGTCGTGAGAAGATGGCGAGTTTTGTAGATAACGAGCAGGGTAGGAGAACGGTTCTAAGAGGAAGGAGGCTAGCGATTGATGGATAGGTTTGGGATACATTTTAACGGTCAGCACAGTTACAGAGATTTAGGTTTAACAGTTGCTGATCGTGACGTAGGAGATCCGCAAAAGATTAAAACCATTGAGCGTGTGCCTTTTTCCAATGAGATCTATGACTTCTCTGGTCTGTATGGTGATCAACAATACAGCGAGCGTTCATTAACTTATATCTTCAATGTAAAGGATTACGACAAGATCAATCTGTCATTCAAAAAGGTTGAGGTAACAAACTGGTTACTGGCTCTTAACACCAAGGCTAGACTTACAGATGACCACCTGCCTAACTATTATTTTATGGCTGAACTTGAAGAAGAACCGAATTTTGATGAATTAAAATATCATGGCCGTTTAGCTGTTACCTTCACCGCAAAACCATTCATGGTATGCGAACTTGAGGAAGGGCACGACATATGGGATGACTTTAATTTCTTGTTAGATTACGCGCTAACAAACGAATACCAAGTAACCGGAAGAATAGACGTGGATTTGTACAATGCTGGCTCAACAAGAGCGATTCCGCTTATTAAAGCATCTGCTCCAATGCAAATCGTTAAAGGGAACGTGACGTACCAGGTACCTTTAGGAGAGTCAAAGGACATAGACTTCGCGCTCACTAAAGGTTCAAACCAGGTGCGCATCATAGGGAACGGGGTCATCTCGTTCCACTTTCACAAGGAGGTGATTTAGCTGTACAAAATATCAATCTTTAATGATGGTAAAGAGACAGTGATTCACCATCCTCATTTTAACGATATAAAAGTTCAACACGGGCAGATAAAAATAAAGAAAAACTCTGTAGATACTTTTTCTTTCGATATACTGCCTGGCAACCCGGGTTATGATCAAATACATTTACTCACAACGCTCATTGTAGTTAAGAACCTTCAGACGGGCATTGTTGAGTTTGACGGCCGTATCTTAATGCCAGATGACAGCATGGATGAAAACGGCGCTTTCGGAAAGTCGTTTGTATGTGAAGGTGAACTGGGTTATCTCAATGATAGCTGTCAACGTCATGGGGAGTACAACGATATGACCATTGCTGCTTTTTTCAAAGTGATGGTTGATCAGCATAACCGAGAAATAGCCAATGATCCGATTAACAAACGATTCGAGGTTGGTCGTGTGACAGTCACCAACAACACTGACAATGTATACCGTTACCTCAACTATGATTCAACGCTTGATAACATCTTTGATAAACTCGTTGATCGCTTGGGTGGAGAGTTGAAGGTTCGGAAAGAGAATGGCATACGCTATCTCGATTACCTTGCAGTAACGGAGGATAGGAAGTCAACAGAGATTAAACTTGCGAAGAATCTTCAGTCCATTCAACGCCAAGTTGATCCAACTGAAGTCATCACAAGGTTGGTTCCTTTGGGTATGCGGATTGAGTCGGAAGATGAGGAAGCTATCGATGCCAGCCAAGCAAGGCTCACAATAGCGGAAGTTAATAACGGGGTTGATTATATTGAGGATGAAGAGGCAAAGCGCATCTTTGGTATTATAACGCGCAACAACGTTTGGGATGACATTACCTTGCCTCCAAATCTCATTAGGACAGGCAGAGAGTATTTGAGGGACAACAACCGCGTTCGCACAAAATATGTGATCTCTGCTGTCGATCTAGCGCTGATAGGCCTAGATACAGACACGTTTGAAGTTGGTTACTATTATTACGTCGAGAACGCAGTAATGGGTATACAGGAGTGGCTTAGGGTTGTAGGTAAGACCATTGATGTTGTTAATCCGAATGTGAGTTCATTAGAAATTGGCGATCAGTTTAAGACAGCTAGTCAGTTTCAAAGTGAACAAAACAGAGCGCAGCGTAATGTGGTGGAGCTTGAAACCACTGTTGCTAGACAGTCGCAGAGCATCGGCGTTCTTCGAAAAGAGCTTACAGGCGTCAACTCCGCTATGGAGACAATTGAACTGACTCTAAGAGAAAGCGACCTACCCGCACTTAATACGGCAGTTAAGCAACTAGAGGAAGCTTTGGAGAATTTAAACGAAGCAATAGAAGATCTGCCTGTCTATGATGTTGTGACCTATGACCGAAACGGTCTAATGATCAGCACGGACAAAGCGAAATTGGATACGCTACAAAATTACGAGCCTGCCACGGAAACGATGGACGGGCTATTTCCTGCGCCTGACAAAGCTAAGTTGGATCGAATTACTGTGACCGCTCCCGTAAATATGGATGAATTGTTAAGAAGGCTTGAGGAAGTGGAGGGAAGACTAAATGGCTAAGATAAGCGAGTTGTTACGAAAAATCACAACGGCAGTACACGGGAAGGACGTTAGAGGTAGCCTTAGAGACGGTCTGGATGCTGTTAATCAAGAAGTTGAAGACAATACAGAGCTATCCAAACGTACTCAGTTTGAACAAGAGATACTGGACAAAAAGTATAAAGAACAAATAGCAGATGCGACAGATATAACGGAAATAAAAGACTTCCATGTGTCGGGTGTAACTGGCAAAGTTTTTAAAACAATGGGTGAAAGAGCAGATGACGGTGACCGACAGTTGGCACATGAAGCGAAGCAACGTGGAGATTTAAACAAATTAGAAACGGATAGCACTACCGACTTAGTTAATGCCATCAACTCTAGCGCTAAGTATCTTGCAAACATCGTCCGAGTAGACGGACACGATCAATCAGCTATTACAGAAGCCTCTAATCGCCTTAAAAGTTTAGATGCTAAATCCATATTGCATTTTGATGATGGAATTTACGTTGGGAGTGAGTTGGATCTACCGTCTAATTGTAAAGTATCGTTTGCTCCCGGAGCTAAATTCATTCCCAATGATGATAAACCAATGCTTACACTTTCAGGAGCTTCACCTACTTCGTACGTTGCTTTATCTACAAATGCAATGCGCGGATCTACACAGGTAGTCTTAAGCAATGTCACGGGGTTAAAAGCAGGTGATTGGCTTTATCTAAGATCAAACACTGTGTTAACAGGGATCAATCGCTATAATACGCCTACTTCGGAATTACGTAAAATCGAAAAGATTAATGTTTCCTCTCGCACAGTTACAATAAACGAGGGGCTTTATTATGATTTTCTAACATCAGATAGAGCAGAGGCAGGTAAGGCAGATGTTCGAGAAAACATCGATATTATTGGGTTTCAAGCAGGTCAATACGGATTTACCCAAAAGATGTTTCGAGGAATAGCGCTTCGTTTTACAGCGCATGTTCGTATTATTGCACCTAAGATAACGGGATCGCGTGATGTTAATGGAGAAGATATGGCGGCTAGAGATGGTATTAATATTCAAAACTCTTATCGTGTAACCATTAGAGATGGGGATTTTAATAATATCGGATGGTATGGTATCGGCTATAGTGGAGCCACTCAACATTTATTAGTTGAAAATTGTCAATTCGAAAAGTGTCGTCATTCTACTAGTGCAATTTGGACTACAGATGGTTATGGAGAACCGCATCAATGTGATTTTAAGGATCTTACTTCAAATGCAAGTACATTATCTGCCTTTGATTGTCATGACACTGGTAAAGATATTAATTATTACAACTGTAAAGCTTATGATTCTGGCGACTCTGGTTTCTTAATTCGCACATCGGGCGTGGTTCGTTTAATAAATTGTTGGGCTCAACGATCTGTTTTTGACGGTGTTAAGGTTGTTAGCTCTCACCCTACAGATGCGAACAGACAAATCAATAAAGTAATTATCTCTGGTGGGAAGTATACAACAAATGAGCGTCTAGGGATAAATAGTGATGCTCGAATTTGTGATATAAGTAATGTTGAATTTCAAGGGAATAAGTATCGAGCAATTAGCACCCAAGGAGGCACAATAAAAAATTGTCGTTTCGAGAATAACCAACAAGGATTAGGTGGATCTGGGCAAATCGGACACGGTTTCGGGAATTTTAACACGTCACCTCTTGTTATAGAAACGAATGAATTCTTTTATCCAGGCAATGGAGTTATCCTTGTTGCTTCTGGTACGCAACCTGTCCCTTTTGATAAAGTCTTGTTAAGAAATAACGACTACCGGGGTTTCACTGATGTTTTGTATTCCACTGGAAATAATGCTGTTAAGCCTAGATCATATGGGAATCACTTTGGTAATTTCTATTCAAATAGTTCGGGTGAAGCCAAACTTCAAAACGGTGAAGTAACCATAACTAGTCCAGCAATTAGGATTTGGGCAGCAACGAGCTACCGAGGAGTTGTCCCTCAAGTGGATTTCAAACGAATCCAACCTCTCGGAACATTAGGAGCCTTATTTGTGTCAAAGGTCGAAGATGGTTCAATGACTATTAAATCAACATCATCTAACGATGTATCAGTGATTCATTGGGCAATTTCATATTAAGGAGTGATTAGATGTCAGAATCAATTATAGGCTTAAGAATGACAAAAACATTCCGGTCTGGAATGACTGTACCTTATGCGTTTTTTACAATTACAAGTATCAGCGGAAATGTAGATCGGTTGTACCTTGACGTTACCCCTTTTTTTAACCAAGAGGCAATGGAAAATGGCTATTCTCCACTCGAACCAAGTACCCAATATAACTTTGTTCCGGAGGGTGAAAATCGATGGGATTCACAAGCGTATGCTTATTTAACATCATTAGATGAGTTTAAAGATGCGATTGAGGTTAAGAGGTAGGAGGTTGTAATGAAGATCGATTTGGTAAAGAAAAATTGGTTGTTTTTATCTATTTGTGGAGCCTCGTTGTTTTTTAGTTTAGGTTTGTCGTTTTGTTTTTATATTCTATAGTAGGATCATACCCTCTGGAAAAAGGTCGTCTTGTATGACGACTTTTTTAAATGTTTTTTATACAAACATCTTTGAACGAATATCCGAGTTCTGATAATTGGAATGAATATTTCACAAAAATATGTTCGTACTTTCTTTGTTGAACTTTAAAAACGCAATCTTGTATAAATTGATGATTTATAAGGCCTGAATAGAGATTATCATCCATCAAAAAACTTCTTCTTGTATCGTTATTAATCCTAATCGGTCTAAATTTCTTAAGTATGCTCTACCGTTATCTGGGTGAGCGCTACCTACTTCATAAACAAGTGTATTGAAATCTCGTATATAAGTGCTTTTTCCAATGCCTTGCTCACCAATTTTTCGAAAATCAATGCCTAAAACTGGGTAAGGGCTATTGTCCATTTGCTTTAACATGAGCGCTTCATCAGATGATAGCTGTTTAATGATTTCTACAAAAGATGGATGGGCTCTCTTATGCAAGTCCGAATTAACTGAAGCAGCTATTAAATTAGCAAATAATTCTCTTAGCGTTTCGTTTTCAAAATAAAACTTTGATGCTTCAAGTGTAGGTCCTACAATATATAATTCAGGTTCTGTAATTTTATCTAGAGGAATCTTTGATACTTTATTATCGATATCATTTTTAAAAGACTCTAACGCCTTTTGCCGTGATAAGTTTTTCTTTTGTGAATAAATATCGATTCCGCCAAAAGCGATATCCCAAACTGATCTTAATGTTTCACCCGCGCTTTCAGCAACCGGCGATAATGCTTTGTCAATAAATTTAGGGAAGATGTTAATTTCTGTCACTTAATCACCTCTTTTTATATTTTCATGGTTTATTATACAGAGGAGAGATAATTTTGGAAATAATTTATCAACACCCTTTTCTAACTACGTGGTTTATTGGATGGATTTTTTTATGTTTATCATCAGTGGTTAGTGTCTTGAAATCGAAATGAGGATCAAACGCAGGTCTTATGAATCTTCTAAAAAGGGGGCGTTATCTATAAACACAAACAGGGACCGCGCACACGGTCCCCGACCACCTACCACAGAGGTAATAGGTGGTCTTTTTATTGTACGCATAAGGTGAGGGGAAGGCATGAGGACATGCTCCCGAGAGAATAGACACAGAGGAGGGGGAACATGACCGAGGAGGCAACAACAATGGACCTAAGAGACAGTGCCCTAAAGAGTATAGTTGACGATGTAGCGCAAATTAAAGAGCAGCAGAAAGCGCACGAATCAAAAATCACTTCGCTCGAGCGCAAAGATGAATTGAAAGAGTATCGAATCAATGACCTATCAGATAAGTTAAGCAAGATTGAAGAAAACACAACATGGTTACGCAAAACAGTTACAGGCGCATTGATAACCGCTGGAATCGGGTTGCCTTTTACACTCGTAGCTGGTGTAGTCGTTTGGTTTGTAACTAATAATTAAGCCTCTTGGTGAGACCCCAGGAGGCTATTTTATTTGAGGAGATGAGGATATGAACGCAGATATCGTAAAACAGATTACAGGTTTCTTGTCGGCGCTACTAGTGTTTTTGGGGTTTTTAGGTGTGAGCTTTGAATGGTTCACGGTAGATAGCATTAATGCATTCGGATTGGTTCTAGCCGCTGCTATTCCATTGGCTTACAACTTGTTCACGATTTACAAGAACCACTTTGGATTCACGAAGAAAGCCAAGCATGAAAAAGTTGTGCTTGATCGGATAAACAACAAGGAGGGTAAATGATTATGGCTAAAATCGGATTAGATATAGGGCATGGAAGAAATACATTCCCACCATCAAAGGGCGTATACAAAAACGGTGCAGGTCATCATGAGTACGATGCCAACAGTCGAGTTGCAAAACAGCTTGAAAAAAAATTAAAAGTAGCAGGGCATACAGTGGTGATGGCACAACCTTATAATGCGAATGATGTTGCTTTAATCACAAGAACAAACCGTTACATTGCAGAGAAAGTTGATTTAATTATGTCGTTACATGCCAATGCTGGTGGCGCTGCAGCGAGTGGGTATGCGGCTTTTTATCGGCAAGGTGATGCGCGAGCAAAACATCTTTCGGACTTATATGAAGCAGAGTTGGTAGCACAAGGTTTCAAGCTGTGGGGAGGTAGTCGTCCATCAATGCCAACTGGATGGTCAAACTTTCACATGTGCCGAGTACCTTCACAAAACGGCATTCCATCCATCCTACTTGAAAATGGATTCATGACAAATGCAGGTGACTTCGAATGGATCTTTGGTGATAAGAAAGATGAATATGCGGAGAAATGTGCAACGGCCGCTTTTAATGCTGCTCAAAATTTTCTTGGTGAAAAGCCAGAGAGCGTCAATTCTCAACCTGTAAATAAACCAGCATCTACGCCATCCACAGGCAAAGCCAAGACGGATGCACAACTAGCCGATGAAGTTATTGCTGGTAAACACGGCAGTGTGATGCTCGTAAAAATTCATTAGGCAGCCGTTATGATGCTGTACAAGCAATCGTTAATCAGAAGCTAAGTGGTAGCAAGCCAGCACCAGCAAAGCCAAAGAAAACCATAGCTCAAATGGCTACTGAAGTCATCAACAATCAGCATGGCAACGGTCATGATAATCGTCGTAAGTCACTTGGTATTTCTGCTGCCGAATATGAAAAGGTTCGTGCAGAGGTTAACCGTCGAGCAGGTGGTGGCTCAAATAGCCCTGCCAAGTCTGTTGATCAGATGGCACGTGAGGTATTGGCAGGTAAGCACGGTAATGGCCATGATGCACGGAGAAAGTCATTAGGTATTTCTCAATCGCAATACAATCAGGTGAGAACGAGGGTAAATCAGTTAGCTTGAAGAAGAAGTCCTGTTTTAAGCAGGGCTTCTTACAATTATAAATTTTGATTTTTTAAATTAGCTCAATATATTATCGCTTAATATTTCAACACCTTGTGAAATTTGGTAAAATAATGCACAGGGGTGATTGTGTGAATATAGATTATTTAAAGGACAAAATAAATAATAAGTTAACAAAAGAGTATTTTCAAGAAGTTTATAAGTCATACGTAAATGAGAATTACAGGTCAGCTATTGTGTTTTTAAATTCTGTGGTTCTTTATGATCTCTATTGTAAGTTAGAAGATATGAGAGATGCCCATGAAGATGAAAAAGCTAAAGGTATACTTAAAGCAATTAAAGAAAAACAACAATCTAACCTTTACTCGTCGGAATGGGAAAAGCTATTAATTGAAAGAGTTGCTAATCAAACAGAATTATTAAGCGTATCTGAAGTCTCTTCATTAATGCGTTTAAGAGAGCTTAGAAATCAATGTGCTCACCCAGAAATTAGTGAACACACAAGTGAGTTATATAGTCCGAGTAGGGAGACTACTTTGGCAACTATTGTAGAGGTTTTACAGGCTTTATTAATAAAGCCGCCTTATTTTACAAACAATGTATTTAATTTGTTAATGGCTGAGATTGAAAATAAAAATAATACTAATTATAATATGTTCGAATTAGAAATTCTAATTAAAAACAGATACTTAAATCATATGAGTGAGTCTAGGCAATCAAAAACATTCGAATCACTCTGGAAGGTAGTATTTAAAGATAAGAGCGAACGAGCCAATCATAATAGAGGAATAAATTATTGCGCACTATTGGCTTATATTAAAAATTGTACTTTTAATTATGTAGAATATATGGAGAGCAGAAAGAATTATTTCACTATTGATTCTTCATATGTAAGATGGCTTATTGACTTATGGCTAACTTCCCTAAAATTAATAATGTATTAGAAGAAAGTACCAACGTCGAAGTAGAAAAGGAACTTTCTCATTTTAGGAGCAAAGTATTAGCTTTTTATAAACACGAAACTTTTTCCGATCATATTGATTATTTGAATGCCGAAATAAAAAAATTAAAAGAAGAATCTATGTTCTGGCCTATTTATAGTAACGATGTAATGACTAACATCTTGGCGATTAAAATAATAGCGAATGAAAATTTAGTGATGGACAGATATTTTGATTTCCTAATTAAGATGTATACATACGCTCCAACTTATGATTGTGCTGACCTTGCCTTCGATAAATTAATAAGCACAAATTATAAAAAGTTCTCTGTGGAACAAATAAAGAATTTCATTGAAGGAGCTTCTGAAAATAATCAATGCTACGACAGGAGAGCCGCTAGTTACGATCATAAATTAGTTTTGGAATTTATAAGGACACTAGAAAGTAATTACGTTCCACCGAAGAATTTTTAATAATACAATCAAGTTCGCGCTCAAGTAAATCAGTTTAAAAAGAAAGAGCCCTCCCTAATTTGGAGGGTTATTTTTATTTATGCCGAATTATAATCAAAAAGGAGTCATGCCATGAACCCCGCCCGCAATTCCCGCGCTTACCTACTGCTGTTCCACATCCACCGACACCTCACCGAGAAACACAACGTACCGCTCCACATTCAAGCATCCTACACAGAAACCATTCACTATATCATTCCGTTTTACCCCAACCTCGCTGATCAACTACAAAAAAGCATACCCATTCGTAACCGAGTATGCCATTTCATATCTATTTCATCTAAAGAGCTTCATTTAATTGAACAAATAGCTAAATCACTTCAGATTAGCCAATCAACGAAAGTAGGTATGTGAAGATACCCCTTGCTTGTCTTATGCCTATATCTAATCTTACATGGTAAAGGTGTTTCTAGATGCACAAACTTCTTATCTTCGCTCACGTTTTGCCTCTTAGCGATCTCATAGAACTCTCTTCGCGCTTAAACGCCATATGCTCCATGACGCCCCATAACTCACCATCAAAGCTTTCTAACAGCAAGCCAAACTCACCCTTGCGATAACCAGTAATAAGTCCATCCGTATATTGATAGTTAATCACCTTTAGCCAGTCTGATGATCGTTTATTTACCTTATAAGTGGAGGCGGGGTCTTTCATGACAATACCTTCTAATCCTTTTTCGGATACGATATCAAGATAAGGTTCAGAAAAACCTTCTAGCCATTTAATCTCTGTCATATTAGGATGACTCGGTAACGCCTTGGAAAGAATCTCTTTTCGCTGAATCAAAGGGAGGGGAGTAGTATCCATATGTTTGTTCTTGATGATATCGAAAACAACAAACGTTATGGGGAGGGTGTTTTTCGAGGAGTGGAAACGAGCCATAACTAATTCAAGATCAGGATTGCCATGTTCGTCCAACACAACCAACTCACCATCTAAAATAGTCCCGTCTTCAATATCGTTACTCACCAATTCTGGGAACCGGTTTGTAACCTCTGTATTATGCCTAGTGTACAACCTAGTCACACCGTCATGCTTGGACAAGATTAAGCGTATGCCATCAAACTTTAATTCTGTTAGCCAATCATTATCTATAGGTTCATCTACTCTATGGAGTAGCATTGGAGATACAAAAATAGTCATCACCCCAACTTTAATTGTACGGGTGATGACTATGGATTACATTAGGATTTTGCTGGAAGACCGAGTACTTCACGATACAATTCATCTCCATTAATTTCATTGATATGAGTTTCAAATGCTTCCTCAAACGGACATTTATTCTCCATTGTCTTTAACCTGTGCCTCGTTTAAATAATAATTCACGTAGTGTTTTACCTCTTTCTTCAAAACAAAAGGCATACCGCCTATTTTCCCTGTAACTCCATTGTGCCAGTATTCATATTGAATGTCTTTACTAATCGACACGGTATGCTCCTCACTTACTCGTATCCCAGCTTTTTTGAAGAAACTTTTTGTTTGAAATAAATCATCGGATAAGAGTGCTAGTGCTTTTCTTATCTTAAGCGCATATGCCTCTGGGAATTTAGCGAACTTCACATGACCAGCTTCAAACCTTTGTAAGTCATTAGTAAGCACCGTCTTTGCCAAACGCCTTAGTATGTAAGCGCGGATGGTTTGAATTAAACGATCTTCTTCACGACTATCTAAATCAAAAATAGCAGCAACGACTTGTTCGTAATCGTCTGGCATGGCTAATTCCTTCTTTCGGGTGTAGTGTATACATTATATGAGAATATATGTTCGTTTTACAACTAGAAAAAAGAGCCAATTAAGGCTCTCTAATTAAAAATCAATTTGAACGTCCACATCTTCACCAGTATTTTCAAAACTATCGTCATGTGGTCCGTTAATTAAAATACGTACCACTCTACATCGTTAGGGTCAGTATCTTTAAGCATATAAGCTATCGTACCTTGTTTGTTTACAGCGCCAATAAATTCTCCACCAATATGGTCTGATCCCAAGAAATCTGGCTCAAGTTGTTCTCCGGTGTTAGTTGTAATAGTTGCTTGGTCCATATAAAAGTTAATTGTATCTTCGGATGAATTGGATACTTCCATATCAATAGAAATAAGTCCAGTTGGTTCAAAATCATAAAAGTCATTTAGTTCTTCTGGCCAGTCAACAAATTCGCTAACGGTTACTTGCGGAAGATCCAATGACATAGAACCAGTTTCAATCGTTTCAGTTGTATCGTTACGAGCTAGAAGACGTACAACGCCATCCTCGTTAGTGTCTCCAACTTGCATTTCCCAGTCATTATCTGCTTCTTCAGCAGGAGCTTCTTCTTCGTCCTCTTCTGGTTCATTAGATGCTTCCTCTGATTCGTTTTCTTCTGTTTTTGGTTCAGATGACTGCTCTGCGGATGCTTCCGTATCGTCTCCATCTCCACAAGCAGAAAGAGTGATAACGCTAACAAGACCGAGTGACAACAATAGGTGATTTTTCTTCAAAACTTAATACCCCTTTTTTATGTAAGATAGTTTTAGTATAAATGAATTGGGTAATAAGAGGTACTTGTTCGACAAAAAAAGTCAAATTTAAATTAGTAGTTTGTTCACAAATTAGAGATAAAAAAGAATCAAATAAGGTTCTGGTTTAGTGACAACTTAGCCAAAAAAGTTCTTCTCGTTAACTCCTAGATTTTTTAGAGCTTTCCTAACGCTGATTTCTGTTGAGCGTTTCATGCTGTACGTATTGTCATTACATAGCTTCGATATCGTAGCTCTACTTAAACCTGACTCCTTCTCTAACTCCGCTTGATTAATTCCCATCTTGTCCAATTTTTTACCGAAATTAGTTCTCTTCTTTCCAATACCGAACATTGCGCATCGCTCCTTTAGATGAAGTTTGTCCAAAACGTCACTTTGTTATTCGTGAGAAAAAAAGTGACATATTGACCAAGCGAATAGCAATACGTTTAATTATGCGATGCCAGACGAACGAAAAGACACTAAGGTTGGCTTAGTATCAATGGTTTGTACGCCTTATATCACGTCTTTTCATTCGGGGCTATTTTACAAATAGGAGGTGGTGCGGCTGTGATTCTTTCGGCTACAACTTCACTCGTCGCGGCAGGGGTAGTTGGTTATACGTACATTGCACAAAACAAAGTTCCTGTTGCTCGAAGTGATGCAAAGAAGATCCAACGAATTTGCGCTAATCGTGGTCTGGTTGTGAAAGAAGGAAAGGCGACACGGACCATGCAACAGCTTACTAGGCGAGATATTGAGGGTGGGAAAGAATATGTGTTCCGCGTCCCTCTCGGCTTGTCCTACAACGATTTCGAAAAGCAGCTACCAGCATTGCAAGATGGTTTAAATAATCGACGTACGCGGCAGCAAGTGACACTGAATGATATAACGTCCATCCGCAGCATAAAAGACGTGCTGGAACTATGGCGAAGGGAGCCGCAAAGAGTAAATAAAGAAGTCGAACTGTCCTATGACGGTGTACTCAAAGTAAGGGTGTATGATCAACCGTTGCCCGACATGTTCATTTACAACGAAAAAACATTGTCTCAATGCAAAGGGTGGGAAGTGCCAGTTGGTTTTAATCGCGCAGGTCTTGAAAAACACGACTTCGAAAAGACGGCTCACATTCTTGTTGCGGGTGGTACTGACAAAGGGAAGTCGGTTTTCTTGAAGAACGTAATTACAACGACAATGACGAATCAACCTAACAATGCAACATACACACTTATCGATCTCAAGGGTGGGCTTGCTTTCTCTCGTTTTCGTTATTGCAAACAAGTCAACAGCTTGTCCAAGAATATATACGAAGCTTATGAAGTACTACAGGAAATCCAAGCGAAGCTAGAAGATAAGATGAACGAACTATTGGAAAGTGGCATGGAAGATGTAAAGGAGGCAGGCGACAAGACGAGGCATTTCATTGTAATAGATGAAGCTGCGGAACTTTCATCGAGCGGAGAAGTGGATGCGACTATAAAAAAAATAAAGGTGAAATGCGAATCCATCATTACGGACATTGCCCGCAGAGGTCGCGCATGCGGATATCGATTGGTATATGCAACGCAATATCCCACCAATGAAACGTTGCGAAGTCAAGTCAGACAGAACATCGGCGCTAGAGTCTGTTTTGTTTTAGAAACTTCAGCAGCAAGTCGTGCGGTATTAGATCAAGAAGGCGCAGAGAAGTTACCGAATATCCAAGGCCGCGCCATCTATAGTAGGGATGGATTGAAAGTCCTTCAGACTCCCTATATCAGCAATGACACAATCAGAAAGCAAACGGCACCTTATATCCGCGTTCAAGCAAAGGAGGAGCAACATGCAACGGTTATTAAGCAAAGAGACGAGGGAAGAACAGATACTCTTATCATTGAAGAGGTTGGGATACTTGAGTCGTAGCCAGTTGCAACAGTTGCATGACCTTGGATCAGCCCGTAATGCATCCCGTGTTCTGCAACAAATGAGTGAGTATGTAACCTCATTTAGAGATACGGAAAATGTATATTACCTTAGCAAAGATGGTCGTGAGAGGGTAGATAGTCAGGTGGTCCGTAAAAAGACATTACAGGCTCGTCACTATGTCATGCGGAACGATGTGTATATAGCCGAAGGGCGTCCACTTAGCTGGCGGACAGAGGTTAAGATCGAAGTACCCGGAAAGGTGCGTATTATCGCTGACGCTCTATTTGACCGGGCTAAACGGCTGCACATCGTCGAGGTAGATCATACGCAGAAAATGAGTAAAAACCGTATCAAGATTGAACGGTACCGCCAGTTGCTATCATTAGAAATGACCGAACAGCCGCCGCTATTTATATGGGTCACAACAACCGAGTATCGCCGCAAGCAGCTAACGAAACTAATGTCAGATATGCAACACAAAATATACACCGTAGAAGATCTACGGTAAGGAGTGTGTACGTATGGCTAAGATTCAGAGTATGAGTATAAGTGAGTTTATGGAGCGGGGGCGCGATAAAAAGGCGGTGAATGCAGTTAAAGCAAGTGTACCGTTTGCGGTGGGTGGAGGGGCTTTACTTATGCCAACATCAGCATTTGCTGCCACACCATCAGAAATGGTCACAGGTAAGATGATGGATGTCATTATGGGTGCAACCGACCCCATCATAGAGGTACTACAAGCAATTGCTTACCCGGCTGGTATCATTGGTCTTACTTTGGCAGGCATTAAGATGATGCTTAATCAACGTGATGGCAGCGTATCAGCAGTGCAAGCGGTGGGGATTGGGTACTTGATGATTCAAGCGGCACCTTGGTTCATGGAGTTACTAAAAATGATCGTTAGTGGAATGGCCTAAAATAAAGGGGGACTTTAAATGACACGTAAACAAGTGGTATTTGGTGAGCAGGATAAGAAGATCTTAAAAGAGGCTGAAGCACAAGAGAATTTCTCGGCATATATAAAGGCGCTTATAAAGGCTGATATGGATAAAACGGAGTCTAAACCGATCAAGTCCAAAGTGGAAATAACGTTGAGTAAACCTAAGCTGTACACAAGTCAATTACTCTATAGCAAGTAAATAAGCGCCTTAGCGGGCGCTTTTAATGTTTTTAACTTATTAAATTAGTCAAATTCCCTTTTAATTTCTTTGTACACACTTAAACTCTTTAACATGTACTTCATCTCTTCATCAGTAAATTGGTCTAAACCTTGCGGGCTGTGGCTTAAGCCTATTAAATAATCAGCGGATACATCTAATAATTTACAAACCCTTTTCAGTAATGCAAAATCCATTTCGCGTTTATTTTGTTCGTAATTAGAATAGGTCACTTTATGAATGCCCAGTTTTTCAGCTAGTTCATACTGGTACATGTTTTTTGATTTGCGTATTTCCGCAAGACGTTCTCCAAATGTTTCCATGGTAGACCTCCCGACTTTAGAATATATCGGTAAGGTTTAACAGTCTGTTAAGTATCCGTATTCGTTTTTAAAAAGGTCATAAAATCCGATATGATTATTTTCTTTACGAACACTTGTTTTGTGTTATAATCAATTTAGAGTCAAAGTTTCCCAACGAGTATCTAATTGTTATTAAATAAATAACTGAATAAATACAAATTTCGACATAATTTACATGGAATTAAGGTTATTATTTCCCAATATGATTATATTGTTGACTGATGTAGTATTAAAAGGAGTTAGATAATTCTCATTATGTGTCGCGCGAACACAAAAATAACAAAATGCGCGACAGGAGGTGCATATGTCTACAGATATAAAGGCAGGTAAGTCGTCGCAATATCTTTATGGGGTAGTTAAAGAATTTTTGAGAAATAGACCAACACTTGATCAGGCAACAATATCTAGGGAAACCGGAGTCTCCAAACATGCTTTATCACGTTTTTTATTAGCGAAAGGTGAAAAGGAAATTGATTTTCAATCGGCATTATCCCTACTTAAATTTTTTGATTCAAACTCATTTGCGGATGTGATGGATGAGTATTGCCATATGTTACATAAACCTGTGGGAATTATGAATTCACTTGAATTCGCTTCCAATTACAAGCGGCATGATCTCACGGACAATTTACTAGCAACTCACGCAGACAAAAAAGGTGAAATGAAAGAATGGTTAAAGGTATACAGCCTTAATAAGAGGAAAGCAGAACTTAGCTATGAACAAATCACTGAAATGTGCAAAGATTTGTACGGGAAAGTATCTTCAACTGAAGTGAAGATTAAATTAGATCTAATCGAAGCGTCCTGTATGACTAATGTTGATTACCAATCCGTAATGAGATTAACCGAAAGATTAGAGGGGAAAGTCGAGGCTCTAAGAGATGGATTTATAAAAGAGTCCTTTAAGATGCGGCTTTATGGTTATTATGCTAACTCAACGCTATATTTCAACGCCGATACAGAAAAAGCGTTAGATTACGCATATCAAGTCATTCAGAGTAAGGTTGTTCCAATGTTTTGGTTAGCCTCATCTCATTTGACTATAGGACACGCGAAAATGTATGACGATAAGATCGGGGCAATTAATGAAATTGAATTATCATCTAAATACTTTCGCTTAGCAGGGAACGAACCCTTGTCTAAACAACTAATTAATAACGATGTTATGTTCGTTAGAAATTATTATAAAGACCGCATTAATACCGACTTGTTAAGTGGTGAAGAACTTGCTCACCAGTATATCGTTAGAGAAGAGAATGAAAAAGCCATTAAAGTTATAGAAGAGCTAGAAGAAAGTTCTCCGTTTGCATTAATTTATAAAGGGATGGCTAAAAAGAATTTAACCGATATGTTGGATGGGTATGGGCAATTAGTTAAAACAGGAAGACTATTTTACTTACCTTTTGTTAAAAGAGAAATAAACAATCTAATCAATACCATGAAAGGGGGTGAACATATTTGAAGAAGTTATTAGTAGCAGCCGCTTTAGCGGTAGCGATTATTTTACCAAGTACTAGTATTGAAGCCGGGCCTACGAACCCGCCAGTAGATCGACCAAGTTCTGTAAATGGGCCTACGAACCCACCAGTAGATAAGTAAGATGTTTAAGTGTTGAAACAGGGCGTCAATAAGGCGCCTTTTAGTTTCACATATGCATATGAAATCGAGTTTCTTCCTATTTATATGTGAAATTAAAAATACATAAATAAAATACCTAGGGGGTCTACCATGAATCTTGTTGAGGTAAAGATAAGGAAGAATCATGACAAAACCGAATTTGAAATTCAAGAAGTTGGGCAATTCAACACGGATAAGGATTGGAGAATGAACAAGCAATATGTGGATGCGGATTTTGTTTATGCAGCAAACGATTTAGTGGATAAAGGTATAAGAAAGGGGTACAAGCTAAGAATTGATTTCCAGAATGAAGCACCTAGAGGTTGTTCAGTTGTTACGAAGATAATAGATGATAAAGGGTACGTGGAAAGTTATTACGGTCAAAAGTATGTAGCGTATGTAAGAGTCATTGACCTAAGAAAATAAAAACTCGCCACCCCGAGTGGCGAATGGGTGGCGAATTATTGATATTTCACTGAGTGAGGAGGCAGCAGGTGGCTCAAACACTTGCTGCAAAGCGCTTAGGGAAGCAGTTGAATATTGGTGGCACCTCTGCATCACACCATGGTAAGGTGGGGGTCAGCGGTTCAAGTCCGCTTGGAAGCTTTCGTATAAGTACTGGTACATTAAGGTTTCTCCGATGATGGAGAGGCTTATTTTTTTGCATAAAAAGAGAACTTCTAACATTCTTCTAACCTTTAGCCTATTAAAGAGTATTTTTGAATTTTTCTGTACAGCAAGAGCGAACTAAAGTTTAAAATGAAAACAAATAAAAAAAAATTTGCAGGAAAATCATTAGTTAAATAGAACTATGTTATTGTATCTATAAGACAATACCTAGGAGGCTAAAAATGAGAGTGAAAATACAAAACTGTAATAGTATTGATTTTGGTGAAGTAGACATAATTGAAAATCATACAAATATAAAATACGCAATAAATGGAACTGGCAAAACCACTATTTCAAAAGCAATAATTGCTTCAGTAGACAACGAAGAAGATATGTCTATAGACATATCAGAACTAAAGCCATTTAAGCATAGAAACAGCGAAACAAATAATCCAGTAGTGACAGGACTTGAAAATATAAATTCGGTAGCAATTTTTAATGAAGACTATATAAATCAGTATGTATTTCAAAAGGATGATCTGTTAAAAGATAGTTTCAATATTTTAATTAGGGATGCAAATTATCAATCAGGGATAGATAGGATTAATGAATTTATTAAAGTGGTCTCAAAGACTTTTAAAGAAGATGAAAGTTTAGATTCATTTTTATTAGATTTGCAAGAACTAAGCAAATGCTTTGGCACAGCAAAAAATATATCTAAATCTAGTGCGATTTCAAAAGGTTTTAACGATGGTAATAAAATAACGAATGTTCCTCAAAAATTAACAGTATATGAGGATTTTATAAAACATGAAAATATTCTAAAATGGGTAAAATGGCAGACTGATGGGAACGATTTCTTGGAAGTATCAAATGTTTGTCCTTATTGTACTTATGAAAACATAGAGGAAAAAAAAGATACTATATTAGCTGTTAAAGATGAATACAATCCAAACATAATTAAACACTTAAGTTCAGTAATTACAGTAGTAGAGAAGTTAAGTGCATATTTTACAAAAGATACATACAAAAAAATTATTGATATAACGAAAAATGTGGACGGCTTAAAAGAGGAGCATTATGATTTTTTATTAGCTCTAAGAAAACAAATAAACCTTCTTATAGATAAAATCAACAAGCTGAAGCATATGAATTTTGGATCTTTAAAGGATTTGGGTCAAATTAATGATTTTTACAAGATATTAAAATTAATTTTGATTACTTCGATTATTTATATACTCAAGCAACAGTTGATAAAGTTGATAATTTAAATAAATCAATTGACGATCTAATTGAAAAAGCAAACGAGTTAAAAGGTGCGGTTAAAAGACAAGCTATACTTATAGAAAGAACAATTAAAGAACATAGTAAAGACATAAATAACTTTTTGAAATACGCAGGATATAATTATCAGGTAGACATTGTTGAAGATGTTAATTCACCTTATAAATTAATACTAAAACATAATGATGTAATGAGCTCGGATATAGAGAATCCCAAAACTCACCTTAGTTATGGAGAAAAAAATGCTTTTGCATTAGTACTTTTTATGTTTAAAACTATTAAAACCAATCCCGATCTAGTTATACTTGATGATCCAATATCTTCTTTTGACAAAAATAAAAAGTACGCGATTGTTAATATGTTATTTAAGAGAAAAAAAAGTTTAAAAGGCAAAACAGTTTTAATGCTCACCCATGATTTTGATCCTATAGTAGACATGAAGTTACATTTACCTCAAGAATACGAATCGATTAATTCAAGTTTTTTGGAAAATGATAACGGGATTTTACGTGAGTTAGAGATTAAAAAAGAAGACATACAAACTTTTAATGAGGTATTGCAAGAAAATATAGAATCGCATAAGGTGAATTTAACGAAGCTCATTTATTTAAGAAGATATTATGAAATTATGCAGTCACAAGGAGAAGAATACCAATTACTATCGAATCTTTTTCATCTTAGATCAATACCAATATATCAAGATAGAATAAATGGAAACAGAGATATGACTGAAGATGAAATAGATTTAGCAACAATAAATATCAGTAATAAATGCGGTTTTCAGTTTAATTATTTTGAGATGTATTCAAAATTAAGCGAGAAAGATGAATTAATAAAGCTCTATGTTCAAGCAAGGAGTAATTATGAAAAGCTTCAATTCTACAGATTGATTTATAAAGATAATAGCGATAATGATGTTATTCGTAAGTTTGTGAATGAAACTTATCACTTTGAAAATGATTATTTATATCAGTTAAATCCATCAAAGTATCAAGTTATACCTAACTACATCATCACTGAATGTGATAAAGATATAGATTTACTCGTAAAAGTTTAAATTATTGCAAGTGAATATTAAAAAAAGAACCGTAATTTCCACGGTTCTTTTTTAGCTTTAGTTGTATAATTTCTTACTAAACATTGCAACAGCTTCTCGCTGAATTGAAGGTAGCAAGTGATTATAAGTATCAAGCGTTGTCTTAATACTCGCGTGCCCCAAACGTTCTGAGACTACCTTTACAGGAATACCCTGCAGTAACATTAACGTAGCATGAGTGTGTCTTAAATCGTGGAATCGTATAGCAGGAACATCAACTTGCTTCTGAAACTTATACCATAAACGATTTATATTTCTTGGTAACACATAATTGCCTAGAGTAGTACAAACCACCAGGTCATTATCAGTATAAGATGCACCTGCTCTTTTCTTCTCCAAAGTAACTTGATTTTGACGCTTGATTAGCTCATCTATCGTTCTTTTGTCTAAGTCTATCGTTCGATTAAAGCTCGTTTTTGTCTTACCATCTGACGTTCCTTTTACTGTAAACGTTTGAACTGTACGCAAAAGTTGTCTTTTAAAATCAATATCACGCCAGCGCAGCCCTAATACTTCACTTCTTCTCATTCCAGTCATTGCTGATAAGTGAAAAGCAATATATAAATGCTCATCTTTTATGGATTCTAGGAAGCGCAAAAGTTGTTGTTCGTCCCATACTTGAATTTCAGCTCGTGCAATACGAGCAGTTTTAATACCTGTTGCAACGTTCTTAGCAAGGAGCCCATCTTCAACAGCTTCAGAAAGTGCCGAATGTATAATGGAATGTATCTTCTTAATTGTTGACGGTGCAAGTTGCTTATTATCTTCTAAATGGGTATAAAAACTTTTCAGGTGTAAACGGTTTAACTTGTCTAACTGTTGTCTACCCAGATATGGTTTGATATGAAGCCTAATATGAGTTTGATAAACTTCATGAGTGGAAAGATGAATTTTGCTTTTTTTTGTTCTTGAGCCAGTTATTCATGTAAGATTCTACTGTTTCATTTGAAGGTTCAACATATGTTCCTTGATAAAGCTCATTAAGAATTCGGGGTAGATCCTTTTCTGCAGCTTTCTTAGTGGAATAACCAGAAAACCATTTTTGTCTTCTCTTGTTGTTATGATCACGCTCTAAATCAACAACGATAAAGTATTTATTACCTTTCTTCGTTATACTCCCTCTCATGTTTGCCCCCTAATCAATTAGAAAGTTGATTGCAGCACATCTTCCAAATCTGCAACTTGAATCACGAAATTATCAACCTCTGTCCCATCAACGCCGTGTAAATTCAAGCGCTGTTGAACATTAGCTAAATTAATTCCAAACACATTTTCTGAGATCGTTAAGAGTAAATCATCAATCAGGATGGTCACATTCATAGCATATGGGTCAAACTCTTCTGCTGGATGCATGTTAAAAGGGGCTTGTACATTTATTGTAAGAGTTTGTTCTTCCCAGTCGATAAATTGATCACGCACATTTAAAACGATCCATATAGGGGCTTTCTTGCTTCATGATAGTCATAGTATACTTTGTAGGAAATCATTGTCTAGCCATCTCCTTTTTCTGTTTTTGAAGAAGTGCTTTTGCTACTAATGACTTTGCATAATGAGGAACAACTTTTTTAGAAACAGTTTTGTAAGAGTTAGGAACCGGTTGCTCTTGTATTACTTCATTAAATTTTTGTAAGGTATCAACACCTTGGATTCTTGCTTCGATTTGTCTTAAACGGCATTCTGCCAACTCTAAAGAAACATGAAATTCATTGGCTATTGTGGTTGCAAGATAATCATTCGAACTACAAAATTTTGAGACCATAAAGAATGGCATGGATGCATATAGCTGGAATTGTTCTGCTTGTACTTCTTGCATCAAAAAAAACTCTTCACTATACATATGCTCTTGAGAACCACAGTGACGAATAGGGTGACAAAGCTCGTGAAAAAAAATCTCTCTTTTTTTGAGGGGTGAATGATCTATATGTAGAAAAATAACTGCAAAACCCTGATCATCATCCCATATCGCACGATCGGTCCAGGATTATCTTTAATAACAATATTTAGAGCCTCTGCTATCACATAAATATCTAAGTCTGCGGGTGAGAGAATACTATTCTCCCTATACAAATTTTCTAACCATCTCTCAATTGGAGTTTTAGTATACAAATTTAGCATAGAATCACCTCTGTGGGAATGTATGTTCTTATTTGAGGGAAAAGAAAAACGCCCAACATATATGGACGTTATTTTTTGTTTTCCTGATTAATCTTATTTTGCCGTAGTTCCCTAAAAATTTCAAGTTGTTTATCAAGGAATTCTATTTCATCTTCATCTAAGTCGTGTAAATTATGATAAGCAGAGTTTATGGACTCATCGGTTTCTATATATTCGGCTTTCTGCATTAACATTTCATAAGAGACTTTCATTGCCTTACTTAATTTTTTAAGTACCTTTGGAGAAGGAATGCCTTTCTTCCCGTTTTCCAACTGTGATAAATAAGAATTAGAAACACCAGAATATAATTCCACTTGTCTGATTGTCATTTTTTTTGATTTTCTAAGCTCTTTAATGTATAAACCAAACTCTTCTGCGTTCATTTGTAATCACCTACCACTCATTATATATGGTTTTTTTTATGAAAGGAAAAAAAATATTAGAAAAACGCTTGCTAAAGTAATCAATACTTGTTATTATGGATACAACATCGAAGGAGGGAGTTGTTGATGAGGATAACGTTAAAAGAACCGGATGAATTTAAAACTCTTCTAGCTGTTAAAGGTTATAGTCAGCGTAGTTTCGGTAGAAGTCTTGGTGTATCAGAATCATACGCATGTCAAATTGTTAATGGTGTTAGAAACCCGGGTCCCAAAACTGCAAAGAAGATTACGGATTTATTAAATGTCGAGTTTGACGATATTTTTTTAGTTAATTTGATTACTAAAGTGAGCAAATAAATATTCTCTATTATGAAAGGAGAAGAATACATGTCCTTTGAAGACACTATAAGGCAAATTGTTCGAGAGGAAAACGAAGAATTCCTGCAAAAGCTTAAAGACGTTTTAAATTATTCTCCATCAGATTCAATGCCGGACGTTTTAACAGTGCAAGAAGCAGCTCAATATTTACGCATGGGGAAATCCAAGATGTACGAATTATCCCAGCACCGTGATTTCCCGTCTTGGAGAGAAGGACGCAGAGTTCTTATTTCTAAAAAAGGGTTAGACGAATATCAACGCGAGAAGCTTAGTGGAAAAGAAGTGATGATGTAATGGGGAATCAATCGTGACTTTTCAAGTTATGAGCAAATTAATGAAAGAAGCAGTGCCTTTAGCCAAACAGATGGAAGGTGATTGGCAAGCGAGAATGAAGTTAGCGATGATAAGTGTAAAAGTAAATTACTTTATGAAGCAACCAATTTCAAAGGAAATAATTGAAGCATTGCTAAAGCACGGTGTATCGTACCGCCGCATTTCACGCAATTATAAGGTTGGACGAAGTGATATTTCTGCATTAGAGAGTCAGTAAATAGTGTGAGTGTAAACCACTATTAAAAGCTCGTTAATGCTATTAAAAAGGATGAGGTCATTGATAACTACATATAGAAAGAAAGCGCACCTGACAGAAGTCAGATACGCCAGTAAAACCTAGGAAATTTTATTGTAGCGTACTTTCTTCGTCATGTCACTAGGCGTGAGTATTAAGTGGACACAGCTAACACTTGTTTAAATGCTGTAGCAGGTAAGAAGATGCGTGCGTCATAGCTGTAAACAGCTTGATGGTTATACAGTAACCTACTAGGTTGCCAAGACAGGCAAAGGCTCTAGAGCGACTGATAAGCGCCATGATGGAAACAGAACCTGAGCGGTGACTATATATTGTTGTGATGAAAATTGATGAGAAGTCATTGGGAATAAAACTACTAAAACGAAAAGAGGAAATTATAATGAACTTAAAAAATGGAATCAAGCCAGAACCACAAGAAACGTTTGGGAATATGATCTTCATGGGATTGAACCGTGAGAAAATGTACTTTGACCGTGAAAAAGGGCAACGTACTGATAAATTAGAAGCACGTATCTATAATGTAGCTTCAAGCGTACAACAAGGACAAATTGAAGTGACATTGCCTGATTATGTTGATCTAAAAGAAATTGACTTTAATAAGCCAGTTGAGTTGGTAAATCCAAGAATCACAGCGCGAGCGCAGGCAAACGGCAATTTTGCTAATATCGTTTATACGCTAAATGCTGAGGATATTGTGGAAGCTGGACATAAGTCTAGTTTTGATGCGAAACCTAAAGAGACGAAAGAACCTGTAACGGCTGGTTCAGATAAAAAATAGGTCTTGTAGAGCGTGCTAGTTTAGAAGCTGGTGCGCTTTTGTTTTGCTAAAAAAGGAGGGTTATAAAATCAAAGAAGCAATTAAACGCCGCCTTTGGAAATACCGCGGTCATCGAATCACCCTCATATGAGAGACGCAGTTTGGACAGCAGGACTGGGCGTATTTGTACCCGTTTTCCTAGCTGTCCTTTTCTATAGCTTTAAAGATGCGTTTCCAATCTCTCAATGGAATGATTGGGAGCAATACAAGGTGTTTATTGAGTATGAGAACTGGAATTGGTCATTCTTGCTATCAAGACTAGCTTTATCTCTTCTTATCGCATCAGCGTTGTAGGTATTGTCTATCTTGTTGCATTCGATCAGTTTAAACAGTTGCTTCACAAACAAAAGATTGCACGAATGTTCTTCTCAAATCGATTCTATGAGCAAGAAAACATTCAAACAGAGTCCAGTTGGACAAATAAGACCGTTACAAAAAGAAAGATTACTTATTTTCCTCGTGCTTATTATCAAGTGAAGAATGGTGATATCTATGTCCGTGTTGCTCTAGATTTAAGCCGATTTCAAGCGCGCTATCTAGAACTAGGTACAGACTTAGAGAATGGCTTATTTTGTGATTTAGTCGATCGTGAAGTCGAAGAAGGATTTGTTGTTTTTAAGCTTTTGTACGATGTAAAAAAGAATCGTATTCCGATTCAAGATGTACAAGTGAAAAACGGTTCGATGAGCTTAATGAAGAATGTTTATTGGGAATTTGATAAGTTACCGCATATGTTAATTGCTGGCGGAACAGGTGGAGGGAAAACTTACTTCATCTTAACAATCATCCAAGCTGTGCTTAAATCGAATGCTGAGATTCGTATACTTGATCCAAAGAATGCGGACTTGGCAGATTTAGAAGCGGTTCTTCCAAAAGGAGTGGTGTATTCAAAGAAAAATGGCATTATGATGTGTTTGCGTAAGTCGGTTGAGGGCATGATGAATCGTTCAGAGGAAATGAAGCAGATGCCGAATTACAAGACAGGTGAGAATTACGCCTACCTTGGATTGCCTCCCATGTTCATCTTCTTTGATGAGTACGTAGCGTTTATGGATTTGTTGGAACCACAAGAACGAATGGAAGCGTTAGGCTATATGAAACAGCTCGTCATGCTCGGAAGGCAGATGGGCTATTTTTTGGTTCTTGGAGCGCAACGACCAGACGCGAAGTATTTAGCGGATGGTATCCGTGATCAATTTAACTTTCGAGTGGCATTAGGCAAAATGTCCGAATCTGGCTACGGCATGATGTTTGGTGATGTCGATAAAACCTTTTTAAATAAAAGCATAAAGGGTCGTGGATATGCCGACACAGGAACATCAACCATATCAGAATTTTATAGCCCACTCGTCACGAAAGGATATGACTTTATGGAAGAAATCAAGCAAGCACAAGTGGGAGTGTATGGAGCGTCGGCGACGGCAGTCGCCAGCGGCAGCGTAGCGACAGAAACGGGAACGAGCGGGAGGAGTGAGCGATGCGAATGACGACCTCAAAACACCAACCCCCCTAGCTAACAGGGGGGTAGTAATCGTAGAAAAAGAACCGGAAGCAATCCAAAACCCTTTAACGGCAATGGTTGACTACCTTCGAGTATCATTCAAAACACACGATGTTGATTTCATTCTGGAACACATCGTCCATTTGAAGAAAGCGTACATGCAGGAAAAAGAGTCGGGTTTTTATGGTTACATTGGCACGTACCAACTTGATCACATTAAAGTCTTTTACTCCAAGGAGGGAGACAGCCGCGGTGTACTGGTGGAAATGTCGGGTCAAGGTTGCCGCCAGTTTGAAAGCTTCTTGGATGCTCGCAAAAAAACATGGTTTGACTTCTTTAAGGATTGCATTAATCATGGGGGCAAGTTCAGCCGCTTTGACTTAGCGATTGATGATCGAGAAACGTATTTTGCGATTCCAATGCTGCTAGAAAAAGTGAAGAAGGGCGAAGCCATTTCACGGTTTCGAAAGTCCGATTTTAATGGCTCGCTCGATATTGCGGATGGCTCTAACGGAGGAACGACGCTATACTTTGGCTCGAAAAAATCAGAAGCATACCTTTGTTTTTATGAGAAGAACCATGAACAAGCTGATAAGTATAACATTCCTCTTGAAGATTTAGGAGACTGGAACCGCTATGAACTAAGACTAAAAAATGATCGAGCGCAAGGCGCTGTTCAATCATTAATCCAGTCACAAGACTTACTTGATATCGCCATGCAAATCATTAACAACTACATTCGATTTGTGGATACCGATGAGGATGCTACGAGAGAAAGGTGGAAAACAAGCGACTTCTGGAGAGTGTTTATTGGCGATGTAGGTAAATTAAGTCTTTTTATGAAGCCAGAAGATGATTTTTACGAGAAATCTAGGAGGTGGTTGCAAAACTCATGTGCACCAACAATGAAAATGGTACTTGAAGCGGATCAGTCTTAGGCAGACAAGATTTATCAGACATGGTCGTCAATGCCGAGCTATCAGCTAAGCAAGAAAAGATGCTTGATGTGCTTTTAGCAAAACCAAAAGATATGGTTTATTGAAAGGGTGGGATTATATGAATCAAAGGTTAGATTACAGTGTGAGTATTATAAGGGAAGAGACAGTTGCAGATAAGAATTATCTTGTCATATTTTTAGATAAAGCTTTTCAATTAACAGCTTCTTCATTTCATGATGCTATTACTTATCTGCAAGAGAACTTCCACAATAAATTGACAGAGGGCTTTTCGATTACTGATATAACTGAACAAGGTTTATTAATGGCATTGAATGTAAAAGACACAGACATGCTAATTGAGAAAATACAAAATACTATTTCTGGAATAAATAATTTTCAGGAGTAACTTTCTCGAAATTAATGAATGTCTTCTTTTTACCTTTGTTAGTTGTCGGAAACCATGACACGAAGCATGTGAAAGTATCTGTAGAGTTAATATACTGCTTTGACCAAGGATAATTTTTGTGTATCTGATACTTTGAGACAGCAAAAGAAGGATAATCTTCTATATCTCCATTTTCTGTTGGATTAGAATAATTATGGGCTTTAGTAAACTCTACGATGTAATAGGCTTATCTGGATCTTTCTCAAAAATTTTTGCTTGTCCAAAATAAACCCGAAATTGATAAGACAATGTCGAGGGGGTATCTAGTGAATGAAAAAGCTCGTTAAGAGAGAGGGAATCAAGTGTCTCAAGTTTTGTGTTGTCTAAATCGTATTCACCAGACTGAAAAACTTCAACGAGAGTTCGTAAAGTTTTAACATGTGATTTTGAGTACTTTCTTTCCTTATCTCCATTGCTATTAACAGAATACGTTGCAGTTAATGAACTATTACTTTGAGGTGAAAGTGTATTGTGAGTTTGTTTTCTTGGTTGTGGTTTTTTAAAACCATCTTTCCCTAAAATTAGTTTTAGTTTCTTCGATTGTTTAACTTGAGATGAAGTCTCTTTGTTTGTGTTACTAGAATTTGATTTTTTTACAAGATAGCTACAACTTTCAGAGTGATTATTAGCTTTTCTAGCTCCCTCAGTAAAATAGGGGTTATTCTTTCTTTCATTTTTTGTAGTTTTAAAGTTTGCACAAGTGAGGGGGGCGTTACAATCATCATGACCATCACAGATAAATGCTCTTGAATCTGTTAGTTCACCAGTAAATGATAGTCTGTTAGCGAGACTGGCAGTGATAGTTTCTCCTAATTCGATACTGAATGCAGTTGGATATGTCAAAAATCTCACCTCGTAAAATAAAGAATATTATCAACAGTATAACAATCAAAGCTGCGGAAATAAAAGTATAGGACAAAAATGATAGGTATCCAACCATGGCATCTGTCAACGGTAAATGGCTGACTGGAATGGAATGAAAGGAATTTAAGGAGTTGATAGATTCTCAGAACCAAGACCCTCTTGGCATTGAAGAAAAACCCATTTTTCTTCTTGCTACCGGCGAGGGAGCCCGAATGAAACCGGGGGTTGGGGGACG